TCGTCGGCAGCGTCAGATGTGTATAAGAGACAGAATATACTGCTTTGTTTATAATATATATTTTTAATATTACAAGAGAGAATATAATCTTTCTCTAACTCTAGTGTCTATATCTACGTTGCAAAAATGTTGCAATTTGTTGCAGAGGTGTTGCATTGCAACAAAACTGGTACAATTCTATCATTTTTATCTTGATTATATTCTAATTTGCACCTTTAAAATTTTGTTGATTTTGTACAAATATTTTCTATGTTTTTCACAAAAAAGACGGCTATTTTCATGCCGCCCTTTCTATTTATCTATGCTACTTTGTCAAGTATTTTTCTAATGTAATCAACACCTTTTTGAAAAACAAGGGTTTTAATATTTATCCGGATTTCTCCCGGTCTGGCTTCATATTTCTGTTCTATAACTCTAAAATATCCACAATCAATATATTTCTGATATGGTTCATTGTTCTGTTTCAAAATTCCGTTATTTCTAAGAATTTCAAAAAGCTTGTTTCTACCAATTCCCGGGAAGTTCAAAACCTTAGCGACCTGCCCTATATCAATAGCGTCTTTACTATCGGTTACGGCATCGAAAAATTCTTCTTTCGGCTTCATCCTCTCGTTTTCGGTCAAGAGCAATTTATTCTTTTCCTCAAGCTCTTGTTTTCTTTCCAGTGCATCAGCGTAAGCCCTTAACGCTGTAGGGTAATCTTTCGGGATTTCGTTTTGATCTTTGTTGAAATAGTTGTCAACAAGTCTATCATACACATCCCAAGCAATATCATTGTTTAATGATTTTGCATGAAGAAACGCGCCTTTCTCTGTCCAGAGATACAGACGATTAAGATTACTTGGCAAATCGTGAATTTCACGAAACGCCCGGAGTTCTTCTCCATCAAGCAAAATAAAATGTTTACCCTCTTTATACCGCCCTTTGTTATGATTAAAATTGTATGAAATCGTTTTACTATCTGTTCCATACGCGTCCGCAATCTGCTGTGTTGTGAGTACGCGAATATTTTTATACTCCGTCACTGTTAAATTATTCATATACATAAACCTTTCAATTTCTTTCAAATATAGTCATCTTGTGTAAAACTTAGCGTCATAATATCCTTAGTAAAACAAAATTGTATATTTTATCTTGCGTAGGTTTGTATATCTTTTGTAAATTCGTCTTGTTTCCCTGCACCACCTCCAAAAATAAAAACACGAAAGATTTCCCAACTTTTTGGGAATTGTCTTTCGTGTGCTTTGTTTGACTTGGTATGGTTTTTGTGTGTCGGGCTGGATTTTCTCCAGCCCTTTCTTTTAATTGTCTTCAATACCCTTTTGAGTATCATCAATCAGCTGATCGACCATCTTTTCCGCTTTTTCATAATCCTTAGACTTCAAAACTTCTTTGAGGTCTTTCAGATCCTGCAAAAGTCTTCTTAAGTAACTTTTAAATACACTCATATCTTCGCTCATTTTTCTCCTTTCTGGCTTTCGCCTATTGCCTTTCGACAAGATTATAATACACCATTTATAATGTAATGTCAATATATTTTTGCATTATTTTTAAAGTATTTATTTTTCTACATTTTCCACATATTTTATAATGTTGCCAGGCTGCATATCCAGTAAAGCGCAGATTTTTTCTAATGCAATTATTCCTACCATCTCGCCGCGCCTTAATGACTGAATCGCGTTTTCTCCAAGCAGCTTTTCTTTTCTTAGACGCGTTGTATTATAACCGCTTTCCTTTAATGTCTCTAGCACATCTATTTTATAAGTAAGCACAGTTTAACACCTCTCTTTCATATAAAACAGTATACATTATTTTAAAATTGCTTTCAAGTATGTTTACATTATAAATAATGCACAAAAATCATTCTTTATTTATACATTATTTTTGGTGTATTTGTGTATTGCAATTACACCGTTTATAATGTATTATAATCTCAACAGGAAAACAAAGAACACAAAAACAGGAGGGAACGATCATGAAAGCTAAAATTAAAATTGAGGGAAAGATAAATGATACTTACACTTTTCAGCAACCAGAAGAGGGAAATATCCTTGACGAGCTGGAGGCGATCATCGAAGAAATGAAAGCCGGAAGAATTGATAAAGTAGAAATTGAGAGGGAGGCGTAAACATGAGAACGTACGAACAGGATTTAAAAGAACTTAATATTTCAGCAGAAGAATTTGATAACATAATTTCACACATTTACGATAAAACAGCCGATGAAATGGCGGTGCTTGCTAAGGCGATTAAAAGCGGCGCGGCTGTTCTCCCGACTGTAAAAAGAGCATTTGAGCGCGTTCTTGCAATTAGACAGGCGGAAAGACAAGAAGCATATAACATTTATTATAACGATTTAAATACTATGTGTTATAGCTGTAAAAAATGCGGTATAAGTTGTAACGGTACAATTTGTAAAACTTGGACTGGTTGCGCAATGAAAAATTAAGTCGAAACGGCGGAAGCTGCCGCCGTCTGCAGGAACTGCCCTACCTGCACCGATGAGACAGGGCGCATGATGAAAGGATGGTTGATTTTATGAAGATGATGACACTTGAAGAAGCGAAAGAATACACACGCCAAAAGTTGGCACCGTATTACAGCAACGAGCGAATCGAGAACGTTGTAAAACAGTATGTTTCCGTTGTCCGCCCAGGCGTTGTCTTAGTTGAAAATAAAAATGTGGGACTTATGGAACTGTATCTATAGGAAAATGAAAGGATGGTTAATCTTATGAAGTATTACAGAGCAGAGATCGAAGACGATAATTTCGAAATAATTTTAGCCGATAGCGAAGAGGATGCTATCAATCAGTATTTTGAGTTAGGAGAAAAACACGATTTATTTAATCTGATAGAGCTAAATGATGATTATAATGAGGTTCGCACAATTTTATAAATTAGGCAAGCGGCGGCGTTTACCGGGGTTCGATTCCCCGGCTTGCTTTTACCCAAAAATTTGAATATGGAGGAAAATTGAAGTATGAGAAAATTATTTTTATTAAAAAAAGGCAGAATAAACTTTTATGCATGCCTGTATGACTGTGGCATGTATACAATCGACCGAATTACAAAAGGATTCGGCGGAATTGTGACAACATTTGAAACACTGGAAGAGCTTGAAAAATATGCTGCTGAAAACGGATATAAAAAAGCATAATAACCGCCGCAGAGGATGCACGCCGGAACCACTGCCGGCAGCGGTTCTACCCGTAAGGGAATATTATTTTTTTAGGAGGATTTATAAATGACTTATCCGAACGGAGCACAGACAGTTTTTCAAGTCATATGCAGGGGAAGTGTTTACAGTGTAGACGATGGATTTTTTAGGAACGATGGAATAGGGACAGACTTTGAAACGTTTGACGATGCTTGGGAAGTTTTCAAAACGCTTCCAGAATGGGAACAAAATGCTGCGGAAATAGAGGAATTTTAAGCCGGAATCATCCCGGCTTTTTCCAGTATCCGGATATATTGCAACTTGACAAGCCGTGCATCCGATCATATAATGCGTTTAAGAGAATGCGCATAAGCCATTTTAAGGCTTGTACAAGGCTATGCAGTGCTTTTATATATACACAGCACGAAACGCCTGTAAATCGTTTTTACGACGTTGCAAGCCTGTAAACGTTACGCTTATCTTGTCTGGGCACACTCCACCGGCAGACATCCGGAGTACGGCGGAGACATCACCGGCAGACCGCCGGGGTGTGAAAATTCTGATTTCTGATCTCAAAATCGAGCCATTTTCCAAGAAGAAAAAATTCAAAAGTTGAAAAATGAGATTTCAACTGTGAAAAGACAATATGCACAGTAAATTATTATGCGTCATTTCGCAACTTGTGAAATTTGACTAATTCGCTCTCTTCTCTTTCTCTGGCTATCGGTCTGTTTCTGTTTTTTCTGTGATTTTGTTGTTCTTGTTCCCATTCGAAAATTCCTCGTTTACTTTCTGGTTGCGTGATTTGTAATTTACAATCTTTACATCTGTGTTCAATTCATCCGGTATCTTCCCGACGATCAACACTGTATGCGGTTGCAGCCTGTCTGTCATTACTTTGAATCCCTCGCAAAACTCAATCCGAGCTGCCTTTGCCCGCACTCTTCCATTTGTGCAGACAGCAATCACACCTCCCTTACTGTACCCGGCAAAGCAAAGATCATAATTGTCTTTGTCCGGGATGCCTACGGACGGTATAACACGGATCCCGTTCAGAAACATGTAATGTGCAAGTGCATGGTTCCGGTACACGTTATACAGGTTCAATGCAAACGGCATACCACGATCACCTGTGGCAATACTAAAATCCGGCATACAGACTGAATGGAAACACTTCAAGTGTTCCATGTATTTATCCGGGTTATTCCACAGTCTTTGAAACTTTGAATCGTCAATATAAAAATTCACATTTAATTTTCTATGCCCTTTTATCTTTTGTGAAAAGCTCTCTCCAAAATCTATGGAGTCCTCCGGCAAATAATCCAAGCTGCATGCCGGGACAATCGGGATCTGATATTTTTCATCAAGCTCCGCTCCATAGATCATATATTCTTTCATAACATCAAAAGATGTATGACATCCATTGTACAATACTATCACCCCAAAAACATTTTACTATTTTTCTTCTTGACAAACAACTTCTTTTGTGAAAAGCAAAGAACGTGCGGCGTAATCACTTCTGCTTAGTTCATTTATCAGCTTTTCCCTTGTCATTTCCGGGTTTGTTCTGTGAATATACCGCAGCAATTCATCTATTTTGTCCACTATGCTGCCCTCCAATCAATGTTTGACATCAGATCATCCAAAAGATAGATCAAATCAGTACCGTACAGGCTGATCCAGTCCGCAAGATACTCTTCCTGCTCAATCGGCATATGAATGTTATAGGAAAAGCAAAAACAATGACATAACTCATGAGCCAGTATTTTGCGCAAATAGCCATTTTTCGGTTTATCTGAAACATATATAGCCCTGTTGTTCCAATCTGTCACAGCAAGGCTGATAGAGCCATCAGATCGCATCAGCTTACTGCTTGCACCGCGGACAAATTTTATTTCCCATTCAATACCATTTATCACAAACATATTTACCTCCAAAAAAAGAAACCACCAGCCAAATATCAGCCAGTGATTTCTAAATTTAAAGTTATTCTTCTTGCTCTTCAATCAACAAATAATTAATGTACCTTGTTGCTGTTCCAGCAAGTTCTTTGCTGTAGTCTAGCAAGTCCATCTTGTACTCCGGTTTATGCCCATATGTGACTGTATAGAACTTTTCCACAAGTTCTAAGTTATGTAAGTCAGACAATTCCACAAGAATTTTGTGATATAAAAATTTTCTCGTCCATCCGAACCGGTCACAGATAATTTTGAGTTTCCAGTTATTTTTATTAAACCATTTACCACTCTCTATCTTTTTTACGATGCTCCAGTGTGAAAACGGGTCTTTCTCCGGAATTTCAGCCTGCGGATTTTTCAAAGCCTGTTCCATGTCGTGAAAGCGATTGATGTATTGAGCTGTGAAAGCCGTTCCCTTAACTCCGGTCAGCTTGTGGGCGATAAATTCGCATCCTTTCTTTGTAATGTCAAAGCAAGGTTGTGTTTTGTTTTGACTATTTTTATATGTGCTTTCTTTGAAAAAATCGGACAGCGCAATTTTGCGCTCTCCTTCAAGTTCCTCATTTGCTTTTGATATTTGGTTACAATATCTTCTGATATCTCTCATCAATTCTTTGTGGTTCTTCCCAACCATTTCCGAAACTTCCATACTGGTTAACGTCTGTTCTAATTGTTTCATCTGAATATCATTCATCAGCAAATCCCCCATTTATTCTTGAATGAAATAATTGTGTTCAAAATAAACTGCAAAAATTTTTCGTCCTGTATGCTCTGGATTTCTGTAATCAGCTGTTCTTTCATCTCGCACCGCCTTTCTTGTCAGATGCAAGGTTACTTGTAAAAATCCAGACACATCTTAAAAAGTGTTCGCTAAGTAAATTCAGATTTTTTGTAATTTCTTCAATATACAGTTCTCTCATAATAATCTACCTTTCTTTCAAAAAATACTTGATTTTCCGCAAGGAAATGATAGAATATATTTATCAGTCCTTGCGGATTGGTGTTTTAAGAGTAACTTCTACTTGTCTATGGTGTAAGTTACTCTTTTTCCTTGCCTAAAAGTAAATGAATACCTCTGCGAATTGCTTCTGCTCTTGTAATGTTATTTTCAATGCAATATTTATCTAACTCGCTTGTGGTTTTATCGTCAAGCCTAACTTTTACATCATTGCTTTTCGGATTATTTATTTTAGGTCTGCCTGTTCTTGGACTCATTTTTACCACCTCACTTATTGAGTTCCACAATCTCATTATATTTATTGGAACTCATAATGTCAATACCTTTTTAAAGATTTTTCCTGCCTTTCGTTTGCTGTTTGACAACCATTCCAAAAAGCGGTATAATCCATGTATCAACCGCTTTTGGTGGCTGTAAGTGTAAGAGTAACCGTTACTTGTCTAGGGCTTCGGTTGCTCTTATTTCGTTATAGACCTTATCAATCCCTTTCATTACTACATCATATTGTGTCATTCCGGTTTTTTCACAGCAATATAGAAGTTTTTCTCTATCTTCTTCTGTTGCTCTTACTTTTATAATGTTATTTTTGGGATTATCTGTCGGTCTGCCTGTTCTTGGTGACACTGTTTCATCTCCTTTCTTTTGGGTACACATAAATATTAATATATGAGTACACAAAAGTCAATACCTTTTTGAAAAATTCCCAAATCCACAAATCACTAGCTGATATTCAGTTGTCAATGTTCAAACAAACAGGGGCATTCCTGCCCCTGCCATTACATTTTGGAAACAAGCGTTGACAGCTTGCTTTTTGTCATTGTGCGCTCTTCCGGTGTCATGTCGGAGATAAGTTCCGCCATATCCTCCGAAAGCTCTTTCATATATTTTTCAAGGTCATGCATCTTTGCGTCCTTGTCCTCCGGCGTATTGCCCTTGTGAAGCTCTTTGCTTTCCATGTAGCTTCTACGGCTCATGCCGCTTTTGCCCTCTCTGCGATCACGCATTCCACCATCTTGTGTCATTTTAGGCTCGGTATAATACATTCTGCCGGAAGAAAGATCCATATCACGGTCGTGTTCCATTTCCCGGTACATTTCCGGTGTCATGTGCCAGTATGGAGGTTCTTCATATCCGCGGCGCGTACCTCTTCCTTTTGGCGCAAATCTGCCGTCTGCATACCGGTAACGGTCATAATACCGTCTTCCGTCTCCGTAACGCTCAAACATATCAAGAACCTGCTCTGGGTCTGATTCGTCCATTGATTTTGTAAGCGTCCGGTAATACATGGCTTCCGCAAGGTCTTTAAGCATGTCCGTGACTTTTCCCATCTCTTCTGTATCTACACATTCGATACCTTTTGCAAACTCACACTCTGCGCTTTCAGACAGTTTTTCGATCATTTTGTGCATTCTTTTAATATCCATAAAACCGCCCTCCTTACGCTTCCCGGACTGCAATTAAATTGCTGTTCTGAACTTCGATTGCCTGCGTAGACGTATTCTGTACCGCTACCGTAACACAACAACCGCGAGGAACGTCCACATATGCCTGCGCCGAAACGTTAAAGAAGTTTTCAACTGCCGCCGGTGTAACAATCATTCGAGTTGACTGCAACGGTTCTCCGTCAATTGCAATAGCCAGTGAAATAGCTTCAACTGTGCCACCGGTAGGAATTTGAATGTTTCCGGAATAAGATACCAAAAATCTTGCCCGGCACTGATTTGTAAGTCCTCTTAATTTAACAATGCCACTTCCCTGTCTATGAACAATGCATTTTGTTGCGCATACCGGAGTTTCTGTAAATGCCACATCTTCTCCCTGCGCGACAGTTTGAATTGCAATTCCTGTAAATTCTGCCATAATTATTTACCTCTCTTTCAAAAATAAGGGCAAACATTATAGTCTGCCCTTTGTGTTTATAAGCAATACTGCACAGCAGACATAATCGAGTTAAACTCAATTAAGATACTCAATTATTCAATTTTGTGTAGCAGCTACTTTTAGCAGCTACATCCTGTGTTGCATCCACAGCCATACGCATAAGCGTTAGGATTTGGAACAACATATGCCGGGATTGCAGCCGGATTTACAGCGTTGATGATCTGCTGTGTCTGCGCTGACATTGCGGTAGTGAGCAATGCAGACTGGCGATCCTGTGATGCGGCTCTTCTTAAGTCATTATTTTCTGCCTGTAAGGAAGAAATCTTTTCCTGACACAGGTAATCAAGGATTGCCCTTGTTCCTGCCTGCTGGCTGTCGATAATGTCTCTTGTGTTGCTGTTCATGGTGTTCTGCAGTGCACATGTGTTCTGCGCCATATTGTAGTTCACACCCTGGATAGCTTCTCTGGTTTCGCAGCAGCAATTAGCCAACTGGGACTGCAAAGCATTCTGCGCCTGCATAAGTGTCACGTTTGTGGTATTAAATCCCTGCTGTGTCTGGTAGCCAAGGTTGCAGATTGCATTGTCTACACCATGGAAACCGTTCATAACGGCGGTATTCTGTGCGTAAAATCCATCACAGAGACCATTTGTGATACCATCTAACTTTCCGATGATAGCCTGCGTGTCAAAACCACGCTGAATTGCAGAGTCGGTGTATGCAGATGCTGTCGCTCCCATACCTCCGTTTCCTCCCCAGCCATTGCCGCCAAAGCCGCCCCAGCCAAAGATCATAGCGAAGATAATGATAGCCCACCAGCCATCGCCGCCCCACATACCATCATTGTTTCTTCCGTTTCCTGTCACTGCTGCAATATCAGCAAGACTAGGCATTGCATTTCCATTAAACATTTTGTTTACCTCCATCTGATCTATTTACAAATGGGATAACCGGTTATTTTGCGCGCACCCCAAAATGTACTAATGATTAAACATACTCATAACTTTCTGTTTTGCTTCATCTACCGTAATTCCTCTTTCTTTACAGAGATTCTCTGCCATTGTCTTAAGTCCACCTGTATCTCCGCTTTGATACATTTGCATGGCATTTTTTGCCATAGGATTGTTTTGAACCTGCGGAGAATTCATCATTTGATTTAACAATAATTGTGCCGGATTCATTCTGGATCACTCTCCTTTTTTACCTGTGAAGTTTTTCTTTGACTGCTTGGAATTTTATCTAATCGGTTTTCTATCTGTTCAATCTTCCCAAAAAGTTCATCAAACTTCTGCATAAATGCACCTGTGCACTCGTCTGATAGGTCAAATTTCAATTTTTCAGTATCATGCGATAAATTGCTAACAGTATCATGCGAAACTGGCTTAAAAACGATTGTGCGAATTGTTCCATCTGCGTTCCAACTTTTAGCGTATATTTCTGTCATATCCTGTTTTGGGAAAAATGCAACGCTGCCATCCATTGGCACATCATTGGCAGTGATGTTTTCTACCGCCGGAACTACTTTTCCATTTATGCCAAAAGTTTGAACCGGGATCTGCTGCTGAATTTGCTGCGGTGCCTGCATATAATTTTGTGTATTATCAATGCGTGGCTGATTCATATACGGATTGTATGCGTACTGCTGCCCGTATTGCTGCATCTGCTGATTATAAATCGGATTCTGGTATGCTCCGCTCATATTCATCCTGTTTGACCTCCTCTAAAACATCTTCTATTGCGTGTATGATAGACGACTGCGTTGACAAGTCCAAGGACTGTAACTCTTTTCTGGCAAAAATTTTTTCAAGAACTTCATCTGAAAACACCACCATCCCTCCCTTTGATTATATTTTTGCATAAAAAAAGGCGGCAAAACCGTCACGATTCCGACAGTTTGCCGTCAAAAAATACAAAAAAAAAGAACGCATTAAGCGTCCATACATCCGTTCGTGTTACCTTTAGTGTTACCTTTGATTTTGACCTTTAGAAAAGACACCATTCAAAAACTCCTTTCTTTCAGTAAAATCAAGGCTTCACAAGGTTTTCTTAAATAAAAATAAAGTAGCGGAAGGGAGATTCGAACTCGGTATCAATTCTCTCAAACCCGCATAAATACTGAATTTCTTTATCTCCAAAGGTGTTACCTCGTGTTACCTTTTACATTGATAATGCTTTTGCAATATATTCCTGCATTTCACTCTCTGTCTTGTTATTAAAATAGTAATGATCGAGAGTTGTTCTGATATCTGTATGCCCCATTTGTGTTTTTATTACCGATTCTGGAACATTTCCATCTATCAACTTTGTTGCATATGTCTTTCTTGCCTTGTGAATTGAACGTTCACCAATTCCTATTCTATCACATATCACATATAGCCGCCTTGTAAATGCCTGACCTTTTATTCGTTTACCGTTTTTCATAAAAATATATTGCCCAAATGGATTGAGCATTTTTATTTTTCTCATAAGTTCTTTGGTATCTGCGGTAATTATAACATCTCTAAACCCGGCATCACTTTTAGGAAAATTTTGAACATCAAATACATATTTGCCATTATCATCTCTATATCTTATTTCTGTCTTTGATATATGTATCTTATTTTCTCCGACATCAGACCATGAGAGGGTAGATATTTCCCCAACTCTCAATCCTGTTTTAAATGCCAAAATAATGCCAAGTTCTATCAATGTAGGCTCATTTTCCATTACAAATCGTTCAATTAAAAGTTCCTCATCCTTAGAAAATACCAATTCGCAGTCTGACTTATGGTTCTTTTTAAATGACTTTTCCGAAATTTCCAAATCACCCATAAAACTGGTTATGCTCAGGCTGGTATAATGTTTTTTCTTTGCATATTTGAAAATTCCGTTAATCAATATCCGCATATCAGAATAAGCTTTTTGCGTAAGTTCCAGTTTTGAAATAGCTGTTTTTATGAATGATTCCAATATTTCTTCATCAATGTACCGGATTTTTCTATTTGCAATCGGCAAATACTTATTTTCAAAAAATCTTTTAAAATTTGTCTCGTACTTGTCCTTTGTCTGTCTTGTTATTTCACCATATTCAAGTTTTTCAGAAATCCAATTAGAATATACCTGAATAACTGTAGGTTCATCCTCCTTAGCTTTATAGAACTTTACTATTTCATCTTCAATTGCTTTTTCAGATGTTCTCTTTACAAGTCTCTTTCCTCTCTTATTATCTTCATCTGGCAAATATGTGTAAAACTTTCCATCTTTTCCTTGCCAAATGCTGTAAGTGTGTTTTTCAATAAATTTTTTCCTTTCGTTCATTTCAATTTTTTTCTGAATGGTGTCTATGTTGATAATACCATTTTCGATGGCAATATTCAACAACTCACTATTTGAAAGATTTCCCGTTTAACTCACCTTCTAACTTTTTTACTTTCTGTTTAATATCAAAAATTCTTCTTTCCACTGTTCTTGTTGATACGCATAGTCTCATGGCTATTTCTTTTGAAATAAGTCCACGGGCAAGAAGATAAAATATTTCTTCTTCCTGCTCCGTGAAATTGGCGTTTTCAATAATTGTTTCAAGCTCTGGCTTAGTCAGTTTTGAAAACTTCATAAGCCACTATCCTCCAATATTTTATTCTTCTCTCTGCCAGATTTTCGGTGTACCGTCCATCATTGCCACATATTTTCCGTAGCTCATGCCGGCTTCTCTTGCTTTTCCTAAAACATCATCTAATGTACTGTTTCTACATGTTTTTACGCTTCTTTTTTCCCTATCTTTTCTTCTGCGGTATTCATTTCTGCAATCCTTTCCACAGGTAAGTGCTCTGACTGATATTGATTTGTATTCTTTTCCGCAGATCACGCACTTTTTTGTATATACCTTGCTATTGAGCATAATTACACGTTCTCCTTAATCATAACAATCCCTGATATCATCTACGTCTCCTGCCAAAAAGCTGTCAAATACTTCTGCTACTCTCTCTATAAGGTCTCCATCATGTCCATTCACTCTCATCTGCTCCGAGAAATCTTTCTGTGAGCACTGAAGTAAACCATTTTCCAACCTTGTCCATTCTTTTCTGTAAGTTATTCCATTCAATTCCAATGTTTCATTAATTCCGTTTTCTGTCAGTTCTACCGTATACTTCATGCAATTATTCCTCTCTTTCTGCATTATATTTCTTCCACGCAACAATTTTACTTCTATAAAAATACTCTGGATCTCCACTAAAGCACTTACCTCTTGTAACAGAATGTCCTTTGCGCATAAGAGTGCCAACAAATTCACGCTGTGGCAAAAGTAGGTTGTCGTTTGCTGACAATAAGAAAACCTTTGTATCTAACGGACAACTGTCCATGTCATAATTCCAATCCATCTGTGCCCCTCTCTTTCCATATCATCTCCCACCTCCGCAGCATATACTATTACGGGAGGTGGTATGATGATCGCTTGGTTTTGTTATCTGGTTCTAAAATAAACTCATCTGGTTCTCGTCGTACTGATAAATGCGTCCAGTCATGATCCTCCCTAACTGACGCAATCTCTCCACCCGTGATTTCTGCTTAAGATTTGCCATATAATTATTGTCCACTTCCGGCGGTAGGGATAAATAATATTCCTCCGGTAATGGCAACTGATTTTCTGTGCAGGCCTCGTGGATCTTTGACTGATAATAAATGATATGATTCCGTGTCAGATTCATGTTGCAGCCATCCGACCAGAACGGATCATTACACCCGTTCTGATTGATAACTTTCCAGTGTTCTATTTCTCTGCGGATGCACTGGCAGTACTCTTTCACTTTATCTTCTGCTGTCTGGATCATGGCAACACCCCTGGAATATCCTCGAAACTAATCTGATTATCAGTTTCAAACACAAGCATTTTCTCTTTTGCTCCTGTATAAAAATTGCGGTCAATCTCAAATCCATACGCATTTCTTCCAAGTTCCGCCGCCGCTCTTAATGTGCTACCGCTTCCACAACATGGATCAATTACCACATCACCGGGATCTGTGAAAATCTCAATCAGTTTTTTCAGCAACGCTACCGGCTTCTGTGCGGGATGGATTTTCGGAATATCTTTCCCATCTTTCTCCCATGTGAACCAGTTGAAAATCATGTGTCCTGTACCTCTGATAGTCTTTCCATCCTCATCGAATTTCGCCCCGTTTCGGAACTTTGGCAGCTTGTCCCGATACAAGACAAGTGCATATTCTGTTGCACCTACAACGCGCATATTCGCTTTAAGAACCTGTGGACTGTAATTTTTAATAAAAACTAATGGTATATAATTATTAAATCCATGTTTCTTTGCCGCAGCAATCAATGTCTGCATCTGCTCAAATGCGCAGAACACAATCATACATGGTGCTTCTGAACTTCTCCCACGGTTTCCGGCTTTCTTCGGCTCTTTTTTTAGCATCTTGCTACAGAAATGAAAGTATTCGTATAGGTTGAAATTATAATCCGAATTGAAAGCTGCTTTTCCTGCAAACTTACTTTCCCCATTCTTATTATCGCCGCCGTTATACCACATAGGATTACTACCGTAGAAATTCTTTCCTACGTTATATGGCACATCAGCAATGATAAGCTGTGCCGGTGGAATAGCGTACTTTTTATAGTTCTGCATAGAATCCCGATATATTTCACACTTTATTTTCATTTTTTCTAAAAGGAACCCGATATATCGTTGCCCCGGCCGGAGGTTCGGCTCCTTTCTACATAAAATCTTCTAACCTCATTTGTCCTTCTACATTAGCGGCAGTCTCTTTCTCTTGCGCCATCCGCTCTTGCTTATACTCGTTGTATTTCTTTCTATATTCGTAGCTTTTCCCGAAAATATTCCACGCAGCCTTTACTACGTTCGGTTCATATGGACGTATCAGTTCCAGATCGTCAACAGCCTTATAAGATATCGGGCATCCACAACAACCAGTTCTAGTCAATCCATATACTTCATACGCATCTGAATATCGTATACCATAATAGTTTTTGTACCACTCTTTATCCTTGTCGCTCACATAATAAAGTGGTCTTAATCGATACTGCCCGCTTGAAGTTTCCGCAAAACATAACGCGGTGTTATCTTTCCTCGGAACCGATCTCATTCCACCCTCGTCCCTACGCTCACCGGTAATAACCATCTCATAGTCCTTTTGTATCTTATGTGCGACATTTTTCTTGCAATGTACGCAACAATCGGCGCTTATTTGGAAGTCCGGCGGATACTCCTCTATAAAGTCACGCATATATTTTGACGAATTGATGACCAACTGGATATTTGGTCTTGGTTCCCCGGCGGAGTTGCAGCAACAAAGAAAGTTGATCGTCCCCTCGCAATTTGGGTATCTTTCTTTCAGTTCCGCCCGCTTCGCCTGCTTGTCCTCCGCCTGATCATATTCCTGCGCGATTGATAATGGTACGTTCTTTTTTTGCCATCCAGACAAGCCGGCGGACATAATTTTTGATACAAACGGCACCCCATATTTTCTTGTAGCCTGAACGATGTTTGTCTTTGGTCGAAATTCCTCAATTTCTACACCATACTTTTCCGCCACTTCCATGACATGATTCTTTGTGGCCTGCATTTCAAGTCCAGTATTGAAAAATGCATACTTGACCGGCGGCAGGTTAAAAAGTTTTCGTGTCCGCTCAATAAGATCGATCATAATATCACTGTCTGATCCGCCCGAATATGAACCTATGGCATTCGGATGTTCTCTCAATCTTTTTGCAATAATGCTCTGTATCGCAGTAAATTTTGCTGGTGCATCAAAGTCTGCATAATCCGGTCTATCTGTATACACCCGGCTTCTAAATTCTTCTTTCATTTTTTCTCGGAGTAAAGAGCTCTTTCACGCTGGCCAGCAAACCTCTTACTCCTTTCGATTTAATTATTCGATAACTAACAGTTTATATTCCACGCATACATCTCCCTCATATCAAATGTGATATAATTCTCAATGAAAGGAGGTGACATCATGAGCAAACAGAGAAAATGCTCTCTCAAAGTGTTATCTGACGATAACAAACTGTTACATGGGACAGCAGCTCAATTACACTATGTAAAAGAGCAAGGCGGTTGGGATGCTTTTATTGAGAATATAACAACCGAAGCCGCAACCGTAGCAGTTAAACACGCTTTCAGAGAAATGGAAAAGGCAAAATTCACGTCAAATCCATCAAAGCGTAAGTCATCATAACCCTTTGCGGGATGGGGTAGCATTTCGCTACCCCATATTTTTCTGTACACATATCACATAATTCCAACATATCCATACGGCTTTAGCCATACCTCACACTCCTTCCGGCTTCTCGCACCGCTCAAATTCAATTACCCACACCCACGGATTCGCATCCCAGCCGTAGCAGTCAAGGTCAGATTTCCTGATGGTGGAATTCCATAATGCTTGCATAGCTCCTATTGGAGTTGTGTAGCAATTATGCATATCTGTTTCTTGCTTCCAGGTAAATCCTGTTGGACATTCATCATACTGTATGCCTTCACGTTTTGCTTGCTCATCGGTTATCTCCTGCAACCGCTCTACCCTCACATCCGTAACCTTAAGCCAGATACGTGCAGCTTCTTTCGGCATGTGGATGGATGGTTTCCACTTTGTAACATCGGCAATGTCATTTCTTTGCCAATCTTCGTAGTAATAGTATCCGTTCGGCGCCTTTTTCCACGTTTCTCGGACATACAGGATATCGCCCGTACAGATAGGACAGGTTCTCTCCGCCGTACTTAACTGTTCCATATGCTCCTTATCAACAAAGTTATGTACTGCATAAGTCCGCCTGTCAGCATTGTAAAAATCCATATCCGGTACGGTATACTCATTTGCATCTTTGCATATACGCCTGGTACAACTCTTTCTTCCGTCCAGAATTGCCCGAACCATTTCTGTATTGAATAAAATCGGTTTAATTGCCATCTACACCACCTCATCTTCCCATCATGTCAGTGGATTTCTCCCATGAATTTCTAAACGCTTTTGTTCGAAGTTCTTTATTTTCTGCCCTTAACGCTTTATTTTCTGTCAAAATCTTCTGCAATTTGCAATCCTTTTTATGCTCACATCTTGTGTCCGCAGAATACTCGGTACACATTCTACATAATTCTATGCTTGTCACTCTACACCGCCACCTTTCACAATCTCGATTGCCTTATCGATAAAATAATTTGGATCATACTCCTGCAATGGGTCTTCACATTCTTTTCTAAGTTCTTCCAACTGCTCCACAACCTTGTCCGGGTCATAGGCGGTCGGATATTCTTCTAGTAAATACAATACTGCATTTGTATTTACTAAAGTTCCATTGCTTAAAGTAACCGATTTTAAATCTTTCTTTAGTGCATCAGCATCAATCAGTCTCATCGTTTGCCCTCCTGTCTAATAATTCGCCTGAACTACTTTTACTATTTCCCAAAAGCAAGCATATATCTCTTCGTAACTGTTTTCCCCAGCAATAAGCTGTTGATCAACGATCTCCTGTACCTCTCTTCTTACAGTCATCGCTTTCTGGCATTCTTCCACTGTTCCGATCGTGCGGTACTGTTCAATTTCTTCAAGTGCATTGATTGCCATTGCATAAGCATTTTCAAAAGATTTCCCCCATGATGTATCACACGGAATCGCTTTTCCAAGTTCGTTACAATCATATTTTAATTCTTCAATTGCTTCATTCTCCGTCATGTTTACACCTCCAACAGTTCCGGATTATCAATCATGTTGCCGATCACTTCAAAATTCTCTAAATCAAAATCATCCAGTTCCTCGTAGTCATCACAGCCCGGCTCATTCGTACACCATCCGTTTTCATGCCACACGACACGCTTTCTCGTCTCATCTTCTGGAAACTCAACGTCGATATGCCCTGAAAGAATATCATTCTCAAAAATCAGCTTTCCGTTCTTATCCTTAAGTCCTGTGCACCAACAAATTGTGGATGGATCAATTTCCAGAGCATATAAATCTGATGCGTAACTAGGGACGATATAGTATTTTTCTCTTCCGGTAAATCCATATCGTACCAAACCGCCAATAACCCATTCTCCGTTATCAGTTCGTTTTGCTTTGCATAAATATCTATCTTCCATCACTTTCCTCGCTTTCTGCTTTTACCACCTTACTGTAAAACGTCTTTGCACACATACCACACGCGCTTGCCGCTTTCTCTATTGTGATGCATCCGGCTCTCCAATTCCTACGCATCTGGTCAAAATTCTCCGGCAATGGAATTGATGGTCTGCCAAATTTCACACCTCTGGCTTTTGCTGCCGCAATTCCCTCTGCCTGTCTCTGCCGGATATTGGTTCTCTCGTTCTCTGCCACAAAGGAAAGCACCTGCAGCACAATGTCGCTTAGGAATGTACCCATAAGGTCTTTCCCCCGCCTCGTGTCAAGCAGCGGCATGTCCAACACCACAATATCAGCTTCACGAAAACGTGTGATTCGGCGCCATTCCTGTATAATTTCATCATAGTTTCTTCCCATCCGGTCAATACTTTTTATGTACAGTACATCTCCTTTTTTCAGTTTGTGATAAAGAATTTTATATTTCGGGCGGTTAAAATCCTTACCCGACTGTTTATCCATATAGATATTTTTGTCCTCTATGCCCTGTTTATGCAGTGCATCAAGTTGTCTGGCTTCGTTCTGCTCTTTGGAAGAAACTCTGATATAGCCATATTCCATTGTTATCCCTCGCTTTCCATGTACGGCTCCGGCAGTGGCATCCAAGCGATTACTCTATAACCATTTATTTTTATTAAATCGCACCGCCATTTTCCATCGGTTGTGTGTGCACTAGTTGTAACCGTTCGCCCGGCATCATCGGTCACTGTTACAATTACCTCGTCTGATTTTCTTTCAAACATCGCAGTGCTCCACTTTTTAGTCCCTTTAAATTTTATGAACATACTATCATGTTCCTCCGGCAGCCTCTCACTACATGGAATCCATCCGCTTTCCTGCTCCAAAATTCTATTGATTTCTTCCTCTGAAATCACTTTTGTTAGTGGAGAATACCCGCAGGCTTCTGTTGCTGCCTCAGATATCCGGTTCTTAATCCTGCTTATTGACATTATGATCCTCACTTTCTGCAAGTTTTGCATATTTCCAATCACATACATATGCCGGATCTTCAGCACTCCATGATGTAGTGCCCTGTTTCCATGCATACACTAATCCGTTTTTGTATTTTGCAAAGTATCTCCGATCCCATACACAGGATTCGCTATGTCTCACAAGAATCGGTGTATCAACTGGAACTCTGCTCCAATCAACCTGTGGTTCGACATATTCACTGTTCGCCCATTCGTTAACATTTTTTCTGCAATTAATATTACTGTTGAAATCACACTTGCTACATGATGCACCACTGCACTGTCTCGGCTTTCCATCGATTATAGCAATGCTATGTCCCTCACATGCAATATTTAAAATCTCTTCCGCGTATTTTTCTCTATTCAGCATCTTTCTTCTCCTTCCCGTACCGCAACTGATACGGTACTTCCTTAAAATCTCTCAATGCATCCGGGTTTGGATGCTTTGGTATTCTCGTCTGACGGTTTTCCATCTCTGCTATGATTCTGCGTCTCTCTTTGCTTTCTCTGTGCAATTTATACCTCCGTCATTTTCCAAGACTGTTTACAAGCTGTTCTGACCTTGTATAAGCCTTATCTAACAGTTTTAAATATTCATTAAAGGAAATGTGCGCTTTTTCTGATAACTCCCTCGGATAACGCTCTAACAGAGCTTTAATGCACTGTTTCATGTCTCCAAAATATCCGATTGTTCGAACACTCTCTTTTTCGTTGCCGTCCTTATCCTGTCCGGCGTATCTCTGTCTCAGGGTGTGATTCAGAGATCGATCTCCACAAAATATCCATCCTGCAGTTCCACAGCTAACTTGTCCATCAACCATTCCTCCTATATTTCATACGTCTTTCCAATAAACCGCTTATCAATGTACTTACATTCCCATTCCAAAACACTTGCGATCCCCGTCATAGTTTCATATCCAGTAGCAAGGCAGTTAATCAAATATCTGATTCTCTCATAAACCTGTCTGATCTGATTTCCCGAAAATTTAAACTGTGTTTTAAGGCAGACACCCAACATAGCAAAATAATTAAATACCTGTGCCAGTAAAAACTTATTTGCCTGTATCATGCAGTTCGGTGCAATCTTTCTCTCTACCAGATAAAAGCTCTCACGATACGGAATCTTATTTGTTTCCTTTCGCACGTCAATCTTGCATTTATCTTTCAGATAAAAACCAAGTTCCTCGCCTGTCGTTCCATCCTTTGCATTTTCCACATATGCATCAATGGTCTGCTCAACCTTTATGATTCTTTTGTGTCCGAATCCGAACTTATCATGCAGTGCCTGATATGCCATCATACGGACGTTATAATAGGATTCCTCTATCAGATAATCCGCATTGCTTTGTGCCTTGGCGTGTCTCTGTATTCCGATCAGTTCACTCTTGGAATATCCAAGTGGCTGCATCCGCTTTTTCTTTCTTGCCAGTGCATTACTCATTTGCTCTTCCATCTCCTCTCTACATCCTCAAAATGGCTAAATACAAGACTTTGAACATATTTTGATATATTTGTCCGTGCATATTTTTTAATTAGCATTTCCCCTGCTTCCATCATTCCTTGGAACCACTCATCTTCGTTATCAGCTTCATAAAACTGCTGCCGGAATTTATAATAGTCATTAAAAAACTGCCATTCTTCGGAACCTTTTTCAAATTTCTTACTTGCCATAATCATTCACCTTTTAATCAAATGGTGTGCTGCCACATACTTCTCGGAAACCGTCTTTCTGTCGCATCCGTGCTTGAATCTGTTCAATGGTTTCGGTTCGCTCGATAAATTCCATACGATCACCTTCAAACTGAACAACTTCTCTAAACGGTGTACCCTGTCGATTCTTTTCAACTTTCAAGCCTTTAAATTTTCTGTCTTCATCCAAATTCCACATAAGAATAATATTGGAAGCATCCTGCTCAATATCTCCGGATTCTCTTAATTCGGACATTGTAGGCTCTTTCGTTACATTCATTTCCGATACTCGGTTAAGCTGTGACAATAGGATGATCGGAACGTGAAGCTCTCTCGCAAGTGCTTTGAATTGCTTCGAAACTTCCCCGACTTCGGATGCACGATTATTGAACTTCCGGTTACACCGTACCAATTGCAGATAGTCAACTACGATCACGTCATATCTTTGATGCCTGCATTGCGTTCTTATTTCCTCAATAACATTTGTCTGATCGTCAATTGTGATCGGATATTTTTCAAGCTCATCATTTGCCTTGTCAAAGGCTTCTTTCTCTCCACCAAGAAAAGCCTTTGCCCTGCGAACTCTTGTCAGACCAATCTTTGACATTCTTGAAACAAACCTTTCATAAATCTGACTGTTGTTCATCTCCATGTTGTAGTAACAAGTGTTATAGCCTTTTCTTGCCATATTCTCGATTATTTGTGCCACAATAGCAGACTTACCAACTCCCGGTCTCGCGGCAACAACTGTAATGTCTCCGCCTTCAAGACCGCCAAGGCAATCGTCAAGATGGTAAAATCCTGTCTTTACCCTGTCCTCTCCAACATCATCATTGAAGTATTTATCTTTGTTCTCTGATACGATTTGCTTCATCAACTTAGATTTCTTCAACTGATTAACTTGGATTTCTTCAAGCCTTGTAAGAACTTCCGCGATCGAATTATCAATATCACATGGTCTAAGGCTCACTCTCTGGAAAAGGCTTTTCGTTTCCCTTGCCCGCCAATCCTTAATGACTGCATCCGCATAACTTTTTATTGCCGTTGAGACTGGGGTGACAGAAATGCATTCTTTCAATTCGCTTGCAATTATTTCCGGCTCCCATTTGTCGTTTTCAAGTGTCTGAGACAGTGAAACGACATTAATGTTTTCTCCACGATCATACATGGCAAGCATTTCAGCAAAAGCATCTTGACAAAATTCCGTACTAAACATTTCCGGCTTTAATTTGTTATAAACCTTGTACATGGAATCATTGTCAATCAATACACATCCGATCACTCCAATTTCTGCTTCCGTCAACTGCTCTCACCTCGCTTTCGTTTCTCAACTTGACGAATCCAGTAATCGCAATCCTCTTTCAGCCAGTCTCCGTATTTTGGTATGTAGCGATAATTCGTATCATCCGGATTCTTCTCTATATAGTCAGTAACATATGCCACTGTAGCCTCATATATCAGCTTTGCAACGGCTTTCCTGTTCGGCTCGATAACTTCTAAAAGCTTGTCCATCCATGCTACCTTGGCAGACGTTAACGACGTTTTCTTTGGATATGCATTGATCGTGTATTCCCATCCCCATTCCGCGTCAAAGTCCAAATCAGATGCAGGCACGCTTTCTTTTGTATTTTCTTTCTCTATCTCTATATCTGTATCTATATCTTTCTCTATATCTTTCTCTATATCTATCTCTACATTGCAATTTTGTTGCAAAATGTTGCACTCCGTTGCTCCACTGTTGCATTGCAACGCTTTTTGTGCATTTTCCCTAGATTTACGACTTCTACGAGTGCTTGCCGTCTCGCTTCCTAAGTTATCTTGCACAAAAGGCAACTTGTACTCAATGGAATCTGATGTTTCAAGCAATCCGCAGGAAAGAAGATACTGAATCGTTACTTGAACATTGATTTCGTCCTCGTCAATATCAAGGGCGATCTCTTTGTAAAATTCATCTTCCAATCCGGAATATTCCAGATAGCCACCTTTTTTCAACGACAACAACTGCATCTTAAGGTATATGATCGTGTATGTATCGCCGCCTGCCATCTTTCGGAGTTTTTTGATTCGTTTGCTATCAAAGAAATCATCCATCAGTTTAAGCCAGTAATACCGCTTATTCTCCGCCATTTTCACTACCTCCAAGCAATTCAATAACCTTTGCCCCAGCATCTTCCGGGCGACAAAATACGAACTCAACGCCATACTTAAGTTGCATTGTCAGCATAGCTTTTGCCAATACCTTGCCAGATGTCGGCTTTGTTTTCGGTAGCGATACATTCAGCAATTTTCCAAGTGTGTGCATATATGCAATATTGTTATACCGGTCCACTCGTGGATTATGCCATGTAAATACATCATTGACGGAATACACCTTGTCTGTATTTTCAATAAGCACATATAGCTTAATTCCGTTGTTCTGCGCCAAAATACACTCGTCACGGAATCTCGGATGTGCTTTTCCGCAGATATTCCCTGCAATTTCCTGCATGTCCTTTTTCGTGTCAACGGAAACATCATATGTGCCAAGAAAATCCATCTTTTTAAGTTCCATTTTTCTAGCTGATTTTCTATGGATAACATCCGCTACCTTGTCTGTGGCAATTATGTAATCTCCAACCGGCAATGGTGCACGCAAGACTTCCATATCGTGGCTTTTGAAATATCTATTCTTAAGGATATGCAAGCCCTCTTTCTGTCCTTTATCCTCAATTATTAACACGTATTCTCCTTTCTGGCGGTCACTTTCAGCAACCGCCAAAGGTATCTCATGGCTTTCAATTTAGTTTTTTGTGATATATTAAAATTCCTTGCAAAAACATCAGATACCGCATGAATTGGTTTCTTTTAGGATTACTCCAAGGTGTTGCAACCTTATGAAATAACAGTAAACTGTTTCAGATCAGCAAGTTCATTCTTCAAATATTCCTTGATATTGTTCATGGCTTCATTTTTCCACGCTCCACCGTCTGCTTCGAAGATTGCACACTGCACGCCACAGGAAGATTTCATTCTAAAAATAAAATCACTTGCCGGCTGCTGAACCTCTAAGAATGTTCTATACGGAATCAGAGTGACTGGATTTGGCACCACAGCATCTGCTTTACTTGCTACACCCGTTTTAACAGTGGCTTTCTGTGTAACACCGTCATCTCCATACTCTGCAACCGTTCCATCTTCTACCGTTCCTGCAAACTTTAAAACAAGATCCCTGTCAGCATTCGAAACAAATTTTGACTGCAAGGCAATCACAAAGCTTTCATGATCGATAAAACTTCCAAACCGGAAATCCGGCAACTCTGCATTGACCTCAACCAAATGTTCCCGCTTTCTATCTGCATCGAGAGATGAATATAAGTGAACTTCCGTCGGAGAAACCACATGAACGATCATCTTTTCCGACATGCAGTCAATGTTTGCCTTGATATACTCCACAAGACTCGTCAATGTTTTCATTTCGATCGTACTCGCATACGGAACGTAACTGATGCGGTTAAGCGGCTTGTCCGAATATGTATTACCACCAATTTCATTGATAATCGGTGTTTTTAAACCAACGATATACTCCAATGCTTCTTTAATCATAATTTTTTACCTCTTCTTTCTATGCCTGTTTTGCCTGTCTGAAATCTACAACGCCATCATTTTCTTTGGCTTCCTCGATTATTTCTCCTGTGTCCGTATCTACGGTCTTTCCATCGATCTGCTGTTCTTTCTGGTATTCATCAAGGGAGATCTGGCCTTTGATACCTGGTCCGTATTCCTCAGCAAGAACTTCTCCTGTTGCAAGATTGGTTCCAAGGGCAAACTTTGTCTCTACTGGCTTCGGCTGTGCAAGTTTCTTTTCAACAGAAATTTCACAAGTTGCATCGTCTCTGTCTTCGTTCTGGGTGAACTTTAATTTAATAACTACCTCTCGCTTATTTTTCCACGGTGTATTAGGATCCTGCATATTCTCAAAAACATCCTGTAATGCTTTCTGTGATTTTTCCTGCAATGCACCGCCTGCTAATTCTGCTAAATCAATTGGATTCATAAAAAATTCCTTTCTGTGTATGGTTAATAGTTGCTATATATAAAATTGACCGGTCAAAATTATTGCTTGTCAGAACGGACAAAGGTTCATATCAACCTCTAATCCTTTTTCTGCAATATAAACATTTGCTCCATATTTAACTGTTTCTTCTGTCTTTTGTTTGAATAATGCCGAATCTGCTGATTTATCTGATAAGTGAATTAGAACGACATTTCGCAATGCCGGATTATCGTTAGTAGAAATAAAGTCAAGTGCCGTTGGTAAGCTCATATGACCTCTTAATCTGTGTTCGTAATTTGGCTCTTCTCGGTTCACAAACTGCATATCGTAGTTAGCTTCCACCATGATGTGATTAATGTCCTTAAATCGCCATTTGACGTATTCTGTGTCTGTTGCATACACAAGGCTTCCCATATCTGGATGCGTAATGTAAAACCCAACGCACGGACACTCTGAACCGTCTCCGTTGTTATGTAGCCATCTTCCAGATTTATCACGATTTTCAAATGCTCTTATGTCAAAATTTCCTTTTCTAAAACGCATTTCAGAATCTTTTATCGGCGGTCTGCATGGTTCAATAACAGGAATGCCAGCTTGCACATATTGTAAGCTATAAAGACTATGGTCAATATGGAAATGGGTAGTAATCACAGCCTTAATTTTCATCACATTGAAATCCAGTGCTTTCTTGACTTTCATAAAAGGCAACCCGGCTTCGATTATCAAAGCTTCCTTGTCATTCTCCAGCATGTAGCAATTACCGGATGAACCAGAACCTAATGTTTTAAGTTTCATACCTCTTTCACCTCAATTTTCAAATATGTGTTTATTATCGATTATCCAAGGATGTTTCGTGTAGTCTATATGGCTTGCTGCATTTGCAACTGTTTTCCGTAGCATCTTTAAATGTTCCTCACAATGCTTTCTTCCAGATACCGCCGGTCTACCACAGATTATGCACAATCCTTTATCCTCCCGGTACTCCCTTTGGCTTGTGGACTTCTCGCACGAACGCCTCTTTGCCAAACACCTGTTGCATAAAACAGTTCCGCATACTGCATTACGTTTTCCACACTTCACGCATATTCCACTGGACTTATTCATGTAATATCTGGTACGGACTCTTTCTTTCCGTGCTTCTGCCTGTTCCGGTGTTTCCCTTGCAAGTCTCTTAGCTTCTACCTTCGCTTTCTTCTCCCGGCACTCAGCGCACATTTTGTACTGCGTTCCCAATATGCCTTTGTGACATCTGGAGCATATACCAAGAGATACATAAGGGTCTTCCGCTTTTTCTCTCATTCGGCATCCTCCAAAAACCATATTCCTTCCGGTTTTAAAAAGTTGCCCTGAACAATGTTCTTTCTGAATATACTTTCTGCTGTCGGTGCAAGATCCGTAAGTCTCTGTATGCTCTCTTCTATGTTGTCTGCCAGAATATCAATGCCGAATAATGTCTCTGCAGCTTCCGTTTCAGTCATTCCTATTGACAGTTTCCGTTTCAAGATTTCCACAAGGAAATTTCCAGTACCACACGCAGGCTCCAACACTGTTCCTCTCCAACACTCTGCACCACCATTTTCATCTTCCAACATATTGCACATCTTTTGTACCATCCAGCCCGGCGTATAAACTTCTCCAAACTTTTTGACGCGTTCTCGGCTTTTTGTAATTTTTTCTTTCTGCCTATTTTCCATTTCTGTGATAAAACTCACTCCTCACATCAATAATCTGTCTTGTCTGTCCCAACAATGCCCGATTATGCTTTGCCCTCTGCTCATTGTCACAGATAAATTGCTTGCAAATTTCTGGTCGAACCGGATAGATTCTGCATTTCTCGCAACTCTTGTCCGTATCAAGAAAAGGACATGTCATATCATATGGTCGATTCACAGTAGGAAGCAGGTGCCTACACTCTTTGATATGGTTCTTACGGATATATCTGTGAATTGCATCTACTTCCTTTCTGCTCATTGGCAAAAGGTTGGAACAGCAGTTACCGCATTGGCTACATTTTCCATCTTTGCAGAAATTGTAAATGTTATCTTTCATGCCTTTCTGCACGGATTCTAAGACTGATATAACTTCCATAGGCTACTCCAATTCTTCCTCTGCCGGGAACTGAAATACTTTCATGTAATTCTGGCTTGCATATTTTTGATATTCTTCTCTAAGCATTTCCATGGCTTTCTTTGCCTTTTCTTTCGTGGAATATTTAGCTGTTATTGAAGTCTCATTGTCTCCGATTGCCTGCATCCGGACAAATGTTGCTTCTTTCGCCCTTGTATCAATAAAAACAATGCTATTTTCGTACGGAAAATCCAATGTGCCGTCCTGTGATATAACTCTCATGGCAACCTCCTAATCTTTCATAAAGTCCGGTACGTTCTCGTCATTCTCAACGACTTCTCCGGCTACTTTCTCCGGCTCTGGTTCAACTACTTCGCTCCCGGTCTCAATAGCTTCGGATTCAGCTACAACAAATGGCTCTGAATTGGCATTTTCGGAAATATCACGCTTGACCTGTTCCTGCAAATCTTCCATCGGATATTCCTTGAAATCGTTGTCCTGCATTTCCTCTTTCGTATATAATCCCGTTGTCAGCTCCGGGCAATTCAGACTGGAGAAGAAAGATGCGGCTCTGTAACGAAGCATTAACTGTGGCATGGTTTTCCACTTACTACCGTTCTTACCAAGCCATCCCTCGGATTTAGCCATTTCCATGTCCACGGTCATGCCCTCAACTCTACGACCATTTTTCGTAGTCCAAGCAAGACACGAATAAGGCTTGCCATCCTTATCTTTGGTTTCCTCGAACTGTAATTCCATATCGAATTTGCCGGAATTATTGATTGCCGCAATCAGAAACTTTGAACTCCAAGACGGTCTACCCTGAATCACATACAGATTCTGCATAACCATCAGTGGGCTTACTCGCAGTCTCTGCGCCTGCTCAATAGCAATCAGACAGTTTGCATCGTTCTTCTGGAATGTTGCCGGAACGATAGTTGAACTCGCCAACGCCTTTGCCATCTGCATAGCCATAATGAAATTATCTGATGTTCCAAAAATTCCAAGGCTATAGTCTGTAACCTTGTTGTTGCTGTGTGCAACCTCTGTCTTTTCCTCTTTCTTTTCCTCTGCCTTTGCTACTGCTGTGTTCTCTGCCATAATTATTTTTCCTCGCTTTCTTTCCTTATTGCTTTTTTAAATGCTCCATTTTTAAGAAATTTCAAAACAAGATTGAGTTGCATATTCTTGAAAACCTCTATGTGCTTTGTACTGTGATACCACATTACCCATTCCTGTTTCAAAAGTTCCTCAATGCTTGTAATCTGCTCACCCTCTGCGAATTTTCGCTGACTTAAAAGGTATTCCCTGTGTTTTTGAATGTTCTCGCATTTTGCGCACTCTTCGGAAGAATACCTTGAACAATGCTTTCCATTAAGGTTTACAGACAATGCACAATATCTACATGGATTAACTCTCATCGTCACCACCGCTTTCCGGTTCTTCACACTTCTTCACAACTGCCACCTTATCAGCACCGTAGGTTTCTACCCACTTCATATCCACGGTTTCATCCGTAACTGTCAGCTTCGCACATTTGGCATTTACAACCGTGTCACCGGCTTTTACATCGTCTGATGTAGCAAATATATATGACCGGATCTGGTTTGGATATTTTGCTTTTATGTAATTCATTCTGATACCTCCTCAATCTCTCCATTTTCAATCGTATACCAAGTATCCGGCTTGATATTTTCCCCATCAACCTGCACCATCTTTGCGCCGTTAAGAACCCATGCACTCTGGTTATTTCTGTCATATTCCGTATTATCTTCTGAACCAGTGTATTCCCAGTCTGCAAAAACAAGAAACGAGCCAATAACACCCTTTGCTTTTGATTTGTAACCCCAAGCAACAGCGACCGCATCTTTGTCTTCTGCCGAGGATGCTCCCTTGTATCCGGTTGCCGAGGATGCTCCGCAGTTTCCGGTTGCCGAGGATGCTCCGTAGTCTCCGGTTGCCGAGGATGCTCCATTGTATCCGGTTGCCGAGGATGCTCCGTGATTTTCATCACTTTCAGCTTCCTTATTCACTCTTTTTACCGTATATTCGATTGCAGCTTTAACCAGTCCAGCAATGCTGATTTCTGCTCCGATCTTAATTTTTGTAGATGCTACCTTAGTATCATCATTATGTTTCTGGATTTCTCCGCTCTGCTCTACCTCGTGGTATACGCTTTCATTTGGAGAATAATAATTCAAGCAATCCAGCGGATACTCGCAAGCGTGAAATCCATGATCGCAAACTTCTACGCTTTCTTCCTCGTATTCCTTTCCCTCTTCGTACTGAAAGCCACGGCAAGTCATATCTTTATTAAATCCTTTGTAGGATTTCACAGCATTTCCCATCTATATTACCTCTCCTCCTGCCAACTTCTTTTCCTTTTCAAATTCTTCTTTGCTGCAAATCAATAAGCCGCCAATATAACCATCTGGGTTTGTAAGCAATCCTGTAACAATTTCATTTGGGATAGCGATTGTCACACTCCCCCATCCATCCCTGCCGCTATGAGCAGATTTAATATTCGACAATGGAGAAACCTTTAAGTCTTTGTTATTTTTCTGCGACATCCGTTCCATTATTCCTAATGTTCCAATATTCATCCTACACACCATCCACTTTCAACTGCTTGTCCGCTGATACGCTCAAAAGAATTAACTGTGCATCCATATCCGGCACATTGAACTCATTCAGCGATTCCGCGTTATCAACGAAAATCGGTACGCTTACACCGTATAACTCGCTAAGAGAACGGATAATATCAAGTCCGGCTACGATTCTATGACCACTGTTTAAAGCCGAATACGGAACGCCATTCACAGTACACTCACAACAATCTTTCATACCGCCATTTAACTGCATTTCAAAGAGTTTGAAATTTACGGTCTTGAAATGGCTGTTAATAGATTCTGAAACCTTATCCAGCTTGAAACGAATGAACTCTTCCAAGAGATAAAGCATCTGTTCCTGATCGGCAACTTTCTGCCCGATTTCTTTCTGCTCGTCACGAAGCGTTTCGATACGATCATCAATCGCCACATTGTTAGCCGCCTGCGCAATAACCTTGTTCACCTCTTCAAGCTGACTCTGCAGATCGGCTTTCTCGGCTTTTAAATCAGTAACAACCTTGTCTGCGCCCTCGGATTCAACCTTTGCAATATCAGCAAGAATCTTGTCATGCTCTGTTTTCAGCTTCACATACTCTTCATTCTGCGAATAATCAGCTTCTGCCGGGATCTCGGATAACTGCTTGGAAAGTTCTTCTTTCTTTGCAATGGCATCCTGTTCCTGTTTCTTTAAAGCGTCAATTTCTGTATTCAGATCAGCATTTTTCTTTGTCAGTTCCTCGATCAGATTTTTCTTCGCAAACCCATATGCCTTGATTTCTTCCAAGTTGGATTCTTTCTGGATAATGAAGTCACTTTTTGAATCATTTAGTTTCCGCTTTGCATCTGCCTTGGCTTTTGCCTTTCTTTCTTCAAAGTCAGTCTTCAACTGCTCAATCTTATCAGCTGGCAACTTCTGACCACATAAGGAACAAACCGTTGTAGATTCATCGAATATCCACTTGGATTCATCAAAGAGATACGGAGTTTCATCAAATGCCTTGGCTTTCTCAGAATTATACTGTTCGCCCAGTTTCTTCCGCTCTGCATCCGCATCAGTGATAGTTTTTTCGTTATCAGAAATCTGTTTCTCTTTCAAAGAAATCGTAACCGCAAAATGTTCTAACTCATTTTTACAATCACGCAATTCAGCATCAATGATGCTTCTTTTGTTTGATAACTCGCGATTCATCGTCTGTTCCATGCCGGACATGTCAAACTGTAACTGCATTTCCTTACTTCTTAAATCGCTCAACGCACTACCGGCATTCTCCATTTTCTTGCCACATTCAGCGATTCTTCTTACCAGATCTACCTTTGCAAGTTCCTGCTCTGACACATCCACATCAATCTTAGATTTTTCTGCTTCATCAATACGCACCGGAATTTCAGCCTGTTTCTTCTTCCACCCGGATAACGCTTTGGAAAACTTAGCACGGATATCATCTGTGGACGGTGCTTTCTCCAACTCGCCGAGTAATGGGGCATACTTAGCATCTGTCTGCGCCAGTTCAACATCCGATACATCCGTTGCGAGGCGCATCAGAATATCGCGCTGATCTTTCCATTTCAAAGAAGAGAAATACTGCGGATTGGTCAGCATCTTAAACATATCCTCGCTCTGCGCAAGACCGGAAACATAAGCTTTGAAATCAGCTTCACTCTTTGGATAACCGTCAATTTCAAATGAATTGACATTTCCCTGCAAAGTCACGGTATCGGTGCCACGCTTCTTTACCCAGTTCTGCTTCTGAATCTTTGAAAGTTCCATTTCCTTGCCATCTACATCCAGAACCGCTACAACCTTAATCTCCACGTTATCAATGCGGTTGCCGTCCTTATCCAACGGTCTGACATTGAACTTTTCCTCTCCGGCACTGTTCTTGTTAAACAGAAGCCATGTAAACGCATCAAAGATAGTTGTTTTTCCTGCGGCGTTCTGTCCTTTAATACTTGTCTTATTAGAGAAATTCACATCAAGGCTCTTAATTCCCTTGAAATTCTCCATATGTAACGATCTAATTTTCAGTTTCATTTTCTTTCTCCTTCCACTCTTTATATTTTTTAAGTGCCTCTTCAAAGCATGCTTCATCGTCAACATATCCAAGAGCTGACTCTATAATTTTTGAATCAATAGTTGTTCCTTTTTTTCCCATCAGCTCAATGTCTCTTTGGTGCTCATTTGCAATAATGGCACATGCTGTATGAACTTTCGTCCTGCATGCAACCAGATCTGCATATTCTTCAACGGAAATTGTAACGGTATTTTCTGCCATCTTAATTTTCCTCCTCTAATACATTGATTTTGCTTACAGACACCTCGTATGCTGTTCTCTGTTCTTCTGTTCCATCTTCATATTTCTTAATATATCCGCGGCTCTGAATGCGTCCATTGATCTCAATATGAGTTCCTACTTCCAACTGACCAACAAATCTTGCATTTCTACCCCAAACAACACATGGGATATAATCTGATTTTCCGTAGGAACGATTGACTGCGATTAATAAATCTGCAATTTCTCTTCCAAGCGGAGTTTTCCTGTAAATCGGTTCTTTGCATACATATCCGTCAAGCTGGATTTTGTTCAAATCTGTATGCTCTCCCGGATTCGCTTTTTCAATTTCACAGACGAATACATATAATAACAGACGATTTCTCTTTTCCTCATGTTTGTTATAAGAACTATACACACCGGAAACATTAACGGCAGTGCCCGTGTATTTATCATTCAGATTGATTAATCTCTCTGAAATAATTAATGGGATAATATCAGCCGTCCCACTTAATCTATCCACTTTGAGGTGCATATTATAAAATCCCTCTCCAAACACCTCATGGTTAAATTCCGGCTCTGTGATAATCGTTCCTGTAAGTTCCACTTTATTGTTTTCTGCTCTCATATTTGAATTTCTCCTTTTCTTGTGCTAAAATAGGCGCAAATAGCTTATGCTATTGCTTGAACTGGAATCATTCAGCTTTGGTCGGTTCGGATGATTCCTTTTCTTTGCTGTAATCAGTGTCAAATGTGATATAGGTAATACCGTCATCGTCATCAGACTCACTTCTGTAATCGTAATCTACAATCTCTTCTGTATACTCCTGCCACTCCCCATCTATTTTTGTTCCTATATAAATAAGAAGTAATCCAATCAATACAGGTATAGCAGTGACCGGATACTCCGTTGCATCAATGCAGATGCAAAACAGAAAAACAACGGTGCCGATCATTTCAATTACCTTTGCAAACTTCTTCATAGACACCTTACTCCTACCACTTATAGGAACCATTGGCAATCTCGTCACCATACAAGGAAACAAAATCTGTTATTAATGCGATAAACTCTGAATTTGTCGGCTTTCCTTTTTCCACTGAAACCGTATAGCCAAAAATTTTGTTGATTGCATTTGTATTGCCATTTGTCCAAGTAACTTCTATCGCGTGCCGGATTGATCTTTCTACTCTCCAGACTGTATCGCCGTTTTCTTCTGCGATTTCAGTATAGAGTCCTTTAATAACGTTGATAAGTTTACTTCTGTTTTCAAGACATTTCTCAACCGCACTGATTATGTAACCGTAACCCTTAAGGCTATGTTTTACGCCGATCTGATCTAATGTCTTTCTTAATGCAATGTTCATCTGTCTATCCATGAATACCTCCTGTTAATCCTTTCCAACTCCGTATCTGATTGCCATTTCCTTTACAATAGCTGTATATCCCTCGATCAGCTTCTTGTCCTCTGCGATAATATCCACATAGGATAATTTGTCTCTGGTTGATTTACAGATACCCTCGTCAGCCATTCTCCTGCGCTTGTTAGTCAGCCGCTGCTTCAGATTTACACCCATTCGCTTTGACAACAGTTCGTAGCTTTCGGCTCTTACTTGGCTGTATGCCTGTCCGCCACCAAGTTCCATGCTGATTTTTCTTAAAATATTTCCAGTATCATCACGCCATGATGTTGTATCAAGTGCAACCACTTCTCGGATGCTCTCAACTCTTTGTTCCACATGGTTCAGTTGTTCCGCCTGCCGTTTCTGTTCCAGTTCCATTTTTGCCTGTCCATCAGCAATGGCATAAAACATTTGCATTTGTGGCGAAAGCTGTGAACGGTTGATTGCCATTTCTTTTGCCTTATCCTCAAGCGTTGCAAAATAATCTCTTGCAAGTTCACCTTTATGGTTTTTCTGGGTCATGGATAGCTTTCTAGCAAACTTGGAAGTCAATTTAAAATCTTCTCTCTTTTTAGTTCCAACTCCCGACTCGTACTCAAGTACGAACCGAGTAAAATCAATGTTTTCTTCTGCGAACTCGTTTTCAGTAATGTTTGTCTTGCACCACTTTGAATAATTGCTTGGGTTCAGCTCCAAGAAAGAATATAGCTTGCTTGCTGTAGTCATTCCGTTTTCATCAACACCAAGTGCAATCTCAATTGGTGTCTGCATTTTTGCTTGTTTTAACTCTTCCGTTTCCTCCAACTCCTTTCCGTGTTATAATTCCCTTATCATCAAATAAGGGAGGTGCTACAATGATTGAAAAGACAATTCATGACTTAGCTGTCACATATGCCAGTTCAAAACTTTCAGAATATGAAATTGACAAACGCGAAGCTCCACTTTGCGGAAATACAGAAATGTCATCCGAAGAAGTTCTGTATTTAAAAGCGGCATACGATTTTGCTGTCAAAAATCTTTCGGAGTAGGTTCGTACCTTTTTCCAACCATTGCATGAGAAACAGCTTCTTTTATCACTTCATGCTGTTTCTCCTCTGAAACAGACTGCTCAATGCGTTTTAGTGTACCGTCAATACTCTTTAACGTGTTGAGCATTTCTTTTAAAATTCTCACTGCATTTCTCCTTTCTCATTATTTTTAGAGCAAGCCTGTTCGTTAGCTAAAATCATTCCCTCTGCGACTCCGAGAACGTAGCTCTGTTTCTCTTTATCAAGTTTTGGAATTGCTTTTGAAATCCTAACAATTAGGTCTTTTTCCTTTTCGCTCATTTGGTTCACTTCCTTTCTTGTTGACTTTGTAAGCATACAATATCATACAATGTAATCAATGTCAATACCTTTTTGTTGACATTGTTAGCAATTAGTGATATATTATTTTTTGCAGGAAGGAGGTGCTTGATAAAATGAAAGAACGTATAAAATTTTTACGTGAAAAACTAGGGAAAAGCCAAGAAGAATTTGGCAAGGAACTTGGATTATCAAGAAATTACATTTCTTTAGTAGAAAATGGTCAAAGAAATTTATCAGACCAGTCCTTAAAGGTTCTTTGCTCTTTGTATTCGGTAAATGAAGAATGGGTTCGGACCGGAAAAGGAAATATGGAAAAATCCAGAACAAAAAATCAAGAAGTTTTTGATTTTGCAAATAAAGTGATGGATTTGCCAGACAAAAAATTTAAGAAACGCTTTATAGAAGCATTGGCAAAGCTCGATGAAAGAGATTGGGAATGCCTAGAAAAAATTGTATTAGAAATAACAAAAGAGGGCTAATCGCCCTCTTTTGTTATATTTATTACTGCCTTTAGTATTTGACTTAAAATCCAAGTATCGTCAATTTCAGATATTTTTTTTATTAGCTCTTTTTTGTAGTTCTCATTTACTTCGTTTTCCCCCATATTGATTTCCTCCAATCATTCCGCACTTTCGATAGCGATACACAAATTATAGAACTTATGTTCGATATCGTCAACCCCATTTGACAAATTGCTACAAATTACAAACTCGTTTGTAGTTGAGGGACAAGAAAACGCCTTATCCCGCCCCTCAGCCAGAACTTGAAGTGCCCTTATCGGACAATTTTATTTTACAAATTTTCCCGCAAACATTCAATTTCTTTCGGTCGCAAGTTTCGACAGGTAAATTTCTTATTGTCGCAGAATGTCGATTGATTAGTTTAAATTTTGTTAAAAAAATTAATTACTGGTTGAAAATTATGCATCTGCCAGTTATCTGTGATGAATTTTAAGTGCATAATTTTCCTTTCTGCCCGTAGGCTTGTTATTTAAAAGAGCCGGCTACACAACACATGGTCATGTAATCGGCTCTTAGGCTCTTGATTTTATTATATTTAATTTTTAATGCAGTTTTTTTACAGCTTAGGTGCGATCTTTACCATATTTAACCATTCCTGCACATTAAGATTTGAACCTGAGTTCTGATAAGTACTGAGTGTACCAGTCTGTCCCGGTCCGAAAGTGCCACCACTCGTTACCTGTAAAGTTGATGCACCGCCGGATACCGCAGGAACTCTGACTCGTCCCATGACATAGTTAGATGTTGTATTTGTTATAAAAACTTCACGAAACCCATTTGCGTTTGAACTGAAAGTGACAAGACCTGTAATAAGATAATACCCATCATCCGGGACAGTGAAATACTGCACGACAGGAGTTTGGTCATTATAATTTGTTGCAGTATTGGATAAGGCAGATACATTATTTTTGGCATCTGACTTTTTTAAATATGTGTCTGGAATGTTATTACCATCATAATCTGCACTAGCACGGGCAACTCGTACGCCAGGATAAGTATCATTCTGCTCGTTGTGTGCAATGAGATCTATCATATTATCATTATTAATATTAAACATTGGCATAAGCGAACCCATAATTCCAGACCAGTCGCTTTTCATTATTTTAATAAAATACTTATTTGCTAAACCGCTGTTTAACGATGATATCGCCCCGGTACAAGTACCATTCCCAATCTTAGAAATGTCTGTCGTTCCAAGCATTTTATAGAGATACCGCACATTCTTGAACATCTGTGACACCTTTGCAAAAATTGAAGAGTGTTTTTCGCCGCTTGATAATTTTGATACAGTCGTCCACGCTGACGCTGATCCGTCTGCCACATCACTACTCGTAAAAGTTGCTGTATTCTCTGCTGTATCTCCACCGGTTGCCACTGCACCGACGTTTTCTGCTGTGAGTTCTACATTGCCCCTACGGAAAGAATCTTCATTTACACCTTTGATTCCGGTAACTGGAGTTCCGGCCAGCACGTCCCACTTTTCATCTGATGTTTTATAAATATTGGCACCTGCCGGAATTACATTCCCGGCTCCCTCTTTAAAATCATCCGTGGTTGTAAATTCGTCTGAAATATTGAACATCCACCCTGTGCTAACATCCGCAAGTGCCGGAAGATCTGCAAATGCAACTGTTCCTCTCGGCTGCAATCCGCCCTTAATAGCTTCAGACACATCTTTTACCTGTTCAAAATAATACTTCGCATTGTCAGAATCCTCGCCCTCTCTGCTCCCGGTACCACCAACGGCATAACTCTGTGCTTTAGTTGCACTATCTGCTGCAGATTCGGCTTTACCGATGATCTCTGTTGCTTTCTGCGTTGCAATATTGGCTTTATCTGTGGCGGTACTGGCTGACTGACTGGCAGATGCCGCTTCACTTGTGGCTGTGGCTGCAGACTGACTGGCGGATGTCTCACTGACTTTTGCGTTGCTTTCGGATGCCTCTGCCGCCGTAGCTGACTTCGCTGCCGCTGTCTCGGACGCCTTGGCATTGTCCTCTGATTTTTTTGCCGCTGTTTCACTGGCTTTTGCGGCATTCTCACTTGCTTTGGCGTTTATTTCAGACATTGCCGCTGCCTGCTGGCTTGACTCTGCCTTTGCTACTTCCACCTTAATTTTTGCAAGATAGTTTGGCTCCAAGTGTTTTTCCTCGATGCTACCCTCTTTGACGATGGCAGACACTTTTCCATCCTTATCAATATAAAAAGCTACCGTATCAGAATTAAGGAACTCATACTGTGTAATCAGTGCCGACAGGTCTATGTACTGCTTCGTACCATCGATCAGAGTCAAAATAATCTGCTGTGTAGTCGGGTTATAATCGAAGTTGATCGCGATCTTCTCCATCTGCGTATCGATCATAACTTTGGAACCGTTCTTTTTCGTGATTGTGATAATTCCCGTCGATTCCTCGAATGTCACGTCTGCAACAAGAGTTGCTACCTCTGTTTTCGTGGCTTTTGTGGTATCAAGAGTGATTACACGATCATCAATAACGCCAATAGCTGCGTCCATTTTGTTAAGATTGCTTTCATTAAGCGGTGTTTCATCACTCGGGTAATTCTCCCAATTAATAGCACTATGCGCTTTGTTCATGGTCCTCACTCTCCCTTTCCTTTGCAAGCTTCATCTGCTCCCGTTCGGCTATAACATGTCTGTTTGCTTCTTCCTTAATCTGCTGCAGAATATCCTTAAACACTAGGTACTTAGCTTCGATTGGGACATCCTCACACAAATTTGCATAATTTATAATGTCGTTTTCAAATTCCCGAATTTTTGCATTTATCATAGATTTTCCACCTTTTCCTTTAACTGTTCTATCTCGTCATGCTGCAACTGCACTGTGGCAACCAGATCAGCAATCAGTTCCGTATATTTCAGTCCGTAATACTTTTTCCCATTGCTGTCTGAAAACGTTTTTGGACAAATATTCCACCCTTTTTCCGCTTTTTTCAAAACATCCTGTGCAATAAATCCATGATGGAACCCATCTTTTTCGAAATTATAACGATACGATTTTGCTCTTAAAGAATAAATAAACTCAGATGATTGCTTTTTGCTTAAATCTAAAATTGTGTTTTTTATTCTTTTGTCAGATCCATTAATTACTCCACCTCTGAATCCACCTACTCCGGTATCTCCGTCTAAATGGATCATCATGTGGTCATTATCGTTTGCGCCTTTATGCAATGAAACCTGATTATATTGAACCGTACATTTATGAACAGGACTTTCAAGCGTCCCTTCCACTGTTCGAAATCCATCCGTTCCCATCTGTACAAGTGTTCCACTGCGTTTAAATTCAATAAGGTTTTCTACAGACTCTTCCGCTTGAATATGCATATATCCCCCGGTCATTTCCATAGAACCTTTTAATTCAAGCAGTTTTGCTTTAATTTTGATACCCTCGGCTGACTGGTTGATTTCTGAAATGACGCTGTCTTTTGATACTTTCAAGCTGATCTGCTTTGATGACTGCGTAATCGTACTGGACGCACTCGATGAAAGCTGCTTAAATTTCTTTATCAGAGTCCATTTGTATTTTCCACTGCTTATTCCACCATCTGGTTCGCAACCATAAAACTTTCCAGTATTCTGATCCAAAAAACTGTGTCCAGAATAATACGAAGATGCAGGGTATGTATCTTGTGGATTCCCGAAACCACAATGTGTAACGTCATAATCTTCGGTATCCCATACTGTTAAAGAAGCACTGACTTCTGACCGTATCTTAGTTGCGGTCACCTCTATCTCTCCGGACAAATCGCCCTCTGCTTCGCTTGCTCTCGTAACTTCCGCTGTAATCTTGTCCTCATTAATTTTAATAGCTGCTGCAAGTTCAACTTCCTGCCCCTGTGCTCTTTTTACTTCTGCTGTAATACTGCTCGCATTTTGCGTGATTCTCGATGATAAACCATCCGTTGTATTTTTAACTTCTGTGCGAATTTCGGTTGCGGTCTGCGTGATCTGTGACTGCAATCCCTTCTCAACATCAGTTATCGTGCTCTGTGTCTTTTCAATGGTTCGCTCCAACACATTGCTCTTGCCTTTGAGCTTTAAAATACTTTTCTGTATTCCGTTCGCCCCGTTTGTCCGGTACTCTTCCCCATCCGCTTCCAAATCATCACGCAAAGCCTGTATACCTTTCAGGGTTCTTTTCAGAATATAGGACTCAATCAGTTCATATCTGGTCGGCAGCCGCACTGCATCCCCGACCTCAAGACACGGATTTCCTTTGCAGTCCGCTGTAAACGGGCGGTAAACAATCCCTCTGATCTTGGAAAGGATATTTTTTGCAATGCCTTTCAGTTCTTTTGTGCCTTTGCCATATACAAGAAAATTATCCTCGATCACATAGGCATTGTCTCCGGTACCCACAATCACACCGATATCATTCTTCTGCTCCCGGATCTGTAACTTATTGATTGTTTTAACAAGAAAATCTTCATACTCAGCCGTTATATATAAATCCTTCCCGATACGGTTGCTTTTCGGATCTCTTGGATACAAATTATCCGCCGGATAAAGATCATTCCTTGGATATAATCCCTGTATCTCCTGTTCCAGATAAATATAATGAAACTTCCCGTCACGCCCCATGTGCCCCATACAGCCATTGAGCTCACAAATACAGGACAACACTTCCTTGCCGCTCATAGATTCGCCTATGGTGCTCGATTCCTCTGTATCAGAACTTGTCTCACTGGATGGCGTGACTGCAACTGTTTTTTCAATAGACATGCCGTCATTAACCAGTATAATGTCAGCCTGCTCAATCCCGAAGTGCTTAAAAAAGCTGTCCCGGAATTGCTTCATTGTGACCGGATCATAAACTGTAACAGTCGTAGTTTTTCCATCTTTATCTTTCTGCTGCTCTTTATGGGATGGAAAGACAGTGTTATACCATGCTGCCACATCTGCATTTAAAATGTCATAAAGGGCATCATATGCAACCACATCACGGCACGTTCTGTCTGCCGTGGGCGTATCAGAATCAACCTTATATCGTCCGAACTGGAACGGGATATCTGCATGTCCATCAAGGGACATTCTTACCGTCATCCATCTGCCCTTCATTGGCAAAAATGTATTTGACACCGTGAATTTAATCATGGCGGCTTCGCATGATCCAAACGTCAATTCCTGTTCCGAACACAAACTTTCGGTCAATTCGAATTTTTCTTGGTGTAGCTCTGTATTTGTGATATTGATTTTTCCGTCATCAGATACGATAGATAATTGCTTATCGACCGTATCTTTTTTGAACAAGTCGCCATATTTATAATTAACCACCGTACACACCCCCTATGAAAGCAAGCCGAACTGAATTGTAATGAATTATTCCATCATATGTTCCGTATATCGTAGGCTGAAAATCTGCCATATAGCCGTACTGCGTCACATAATCGTCGTATTCCGGGATATACGCTGTGATATAGCATGCTCTCCCTGTCGCATTTGTGAACTGACTTCGAATATTGTTTAAAACCTCATTGAAAGTCTTATTTGTCAGCATAGCTGTGGTTTCAAATTCGACCTTTAATGCCTTTAACTCCACGGCATTTCTGTGCAGGTATCCGTTGGCATCTGTATAATCGTCCAAATCCTGCATGTTGACATATGGACTGTATGTCTCTGCTTTCATAAAAGACATTGGCACTATGTAATTTCCAATCTTTAACAGCCATCCGCTGTATGCCATGCGACCACCTCCAATCAAGTTGTCTTTTCAGATTTACAAATATGAACACCGTTATCATCACTTGAAAATAAGATTTCAGTTTTTCCGTCCGGCAGAATATCCGCCACGACGCAATTATTCGGATTTCCTATTGGTGTCCGGTTTTCCGAGCACTTACCCCAGTCTATTGGTTTATATTTTTTCATGGCTATTCTCCTAAAAATGGGTACAAAAATAGCACCTACCGTGTATGATAGGTGCTAAATAAATCAAAAAAGAAGCGCATCTCTGCGCTTCCTCTTATATTTTCTGTATTGTTGCATTTTCCACCAATAAGTAATTACCATCTTCCATTAGCGATAAATGATAATCTTCTTCAAAGTATTCATAGGTTAATTCCATTTCCTCTTCTTTAAAATCTTTATAGCTTTTGTAAAGAGTAACGCAACCTTTTTGACCGTTTTTTGCAGTAAAAACATAACCGCCCAATGGTAAATCTCTACCAACAAGATATCCTCCAGATGGATAAATCCCTTTTTCTTTGTCGTACATACATTCTTCTCCTTTAGTTTATTATTCTATTTATCTGCTCTTCCAGTAAAATATACCTCTGCATAATCGTATTTTCCATAACAATCAAGCTGCCCCGAAATAGTTTTCCCTGGTTTAATCTCACTGTCTGAATCTGTAATATATGTGCTGTTGTAATTTACCACATTATTGCTACTGTCAAAAAATATTGCATACGCGCTTACAAAAAGCGCCGGATTTGTGCTGTTATTGGTCACGGATACAGTAACGTTTTCATCATTAAATGTCTGTTCAACGGATAAATCATTTACAACCGGTTTATAATATGGGTTTTCGTCATAATCTAATGTGTAATCCACCTTGTCAATTCCGGACACACTATCAAAATAGAAAACGCCAATAGATGTTTCCCCTGCTCCCAATACATCAATGCTCATGTCGGCGGCTCCTATTGAATTCCCACTTGAATCTTTGGCTATAGCGTTCCCAGAAATTGCGACATTCGTGTTTGAATTATTTGTTACAATCAAAAAATCTAATGTGTCTCCTATTGTGTTTTCGTACAGATACTCTTTTACCAAAAAATCAGAATCAGAAACTTCTTCTCTTGTCGCTTCCTTGTTATCTACCGTACTAATAGAAGAAACTTTTTTATTTTGCTCGGTAGAATCAGCAACTGCATCGTTGTTTTCTCCGTTTCCGCCAAATGTGGCAATCAACAGGATTATAACTATAACCACCGCAACAAACCACTTTGTTGCCCCACCCTGCTTTTTTTTGCAATTAGGGCAAATTTTTGCTTTAGCTGGAATCTCCGTCTGACAGTATTTGCATAATTTTGTTTCACTTTTTTCATTCATAGCTTTTCCTCCCACCACTTGTAATAAAATAATTCTACCACAAGTGGCGGTTTTTGTCATTAGAAACTATATGCTTCTCTGCCCGTTCTATTAAAATATTCTCTTGCGTATTTTCTAGCACTTCTTCCTATCTGGTCTTGTGTCACACCAAATTCTTTTTCGAGGATTCCTTGCAATAACTGATTTTGCTGTTTAAGTAACGCAATTTCCTGCTGTGACGTACTGTATACAGCATCACGAATACCTGTGATCTCCTGCCCCCCAGCAACTGCTGTCTTTCCTCCAACTGTTCCAAGGATTTCCGGTACGCCGTTTTCTCCTGCCATAAACATGCTGTACTGTTTTGGAAAACCTCCTGCGGCGAACGTTGGGATTTTTCCAAGGTTAATATTGCCAGCTTGAATTATTTCTTTTCCACCAATATTTACAGAATCCCATGAAAAAGACAGTTTTGAATTAAGCCACGTTGCAAAATTATTCCATACCTGCTTAATTCCTGCAACAGCATTATCAAATGCCTGCTTCAATCCGTCAGAAATGCCACTGAATGTCCATTTGTCTTTCGTAAAATGCGGTGCGACATGATTTGTCCACCAAGAACCAATTCCAGATGTACTCCACCAGTTACTAAATTCGTCCCATTTTTCAGAAAGACCTTTTTTCATTCCGTCTCCCTGTTCATCCCATTTTTCTTTTGTAAACCAAGGTTTTACATGATTTTCCCACCAGTTATATATTCCTGTCTTTTGCCACCAATCGGAAAACTCATCCCATTTAGCAGATAATCCCTCTTTTATTCCATTTCCTACTTCCATCCACTTTTCTTTTGTGAACCACGGGAAAATATTCTCCTGAATGTAAGTTAAGGCTTCATTCCACTTTTCTTCTATTTTACCTTTTATTTCTCCTATTTCTGTCTGTATTGAAAGCTTTTTTTCTCCCCAATATTCCTTTACATTTTCCCACCATAAAGAAATATCATTTTGAGTAGTTGTCAATTTGTTATGAACTGGAAGTTCTACATTCAATCCCCACCATTCTTTGACATTGTCTTTGAACTCGGAAATCTTCTCTTGTAAATTTGGAAGAACAACATCTGCTCGTAAATCTACATCATCTAATCCGTTTATATTCTTCCATTCATCTATCCACGCCTTTAGATCAAAGCTGTCAGGTACATTTAATTTATTAGGCATATTATCATTGAACTCATTTAATGCTTTTTGGAAATCATCTAATGATTTGTAATCTTCCTTTTTAGGCAGATTTTTGACAAATTCATCAACATTCATTCCATTTCCAATGCCTAATTTGTCCATCACAGTATCATGGCTCAAAACTCCACCGCCATATGCATTAATCCATTCAAACGGATTAAGAAGTTGTTTAAAACTTTCCTGAAGATATTGCAGAAAACCGCCTTTTTCATACGCTTTTTTTAAATTATTAACATCTTTTTTTATGCTATCTTTTCCAACCGTAAAAGATAACGTTGCCACTACTACAGCAAGTGAAATAGGAATTGCATAAGAGAGCAATGATTTTACCGCTGTTTGACCAAAAGCGGCTGTGAATTTCGCTCCTATTAATTTCCCAATAGTCTCCTTGAGAAGTTTCCCTGTTAACAGTTTGCCTGCAAGTTTCAGAGCAAATGCTCCAAGAAGAATTTCAACTGTCTCAATATCAATGTTTGAAAGAAAATCTTTTACGCCTTTCCAAACATCAGACCACTTGATATTTTCTATCATGGTCTTAATCGTCTTGTAAACTCCCTGTACCCAAACATTTATATCTTCTGCAAGTGCCTTAAAATCAAATGTCTGGAAGAATTTATTTATTCCCTCTGCCAGTGATTTTCCAAGGTTTGACCAGTCAAATGTCTGGCCAAAGGAAAGTGTGGCATAAATCGCCGTATTCAGTGCCCCGGCAATCGTTTTTCCTACATTTCCAAACAGTCTCGGATTGATAAGACCATTAAGGAAATCTGCCAAGCCTTTGCCGAAATTTCTTGCCTTGGAATAAATCTTATCCCAGTTGATAGACTCCATAGCTTTTGATAAGGCATCACTGATGTATTTTCCAAGTTGTTTCAGATTTTTAATATCACTTTCGTAATTTTTGAAAATGGTATCAGTCTTGACGAGTTTGCCACCACTGGCACCACCGGATGCACCACCGCCGCCGGAACCGCCCGAACCTTTTTTGCCAGAACCATCATTTGTGGTAATCAGTTTCAATTCATCAAACTGACGGACACCCTTATTCATCTTGTCAATGTTCTTTGCCGCCTGTCCGGTACTGTCCGCAACATCATCTGCGCTTTCTGCCGCATCTGAAAAACTATCCGCAAGACCTGCACCGGAATCCTCATATTTCCATCCGAAGATTGCGCCTAAAGCGTTTGTAACCTTTGTAACAAAGCTGATAACAACCAGTAAAACGGAATTGAGTGCTTTTACGAATGGTTTGAAAGCATTGATTAATGCCCCACCAATAACACTGCCAAGCTGTTCGAACGACTGTTTTAAAATTCTGATCTGGTTCGCCCACGAATCAGCAGTACGCGCAAAGTCTCCCTGTGCTGTCTGCGTATTGGCAAGGACGTACTGATACCGGAGCATTGTCTTTTCAGCCTGTGACATAGACTCGATATCAGAATCTAATCCCTGTTTCATCGCCCACTCTTTAAGGGTTGCCTGTGTAAGATCAAGACCGTAATCTCTTAATGGACGTGTCTGTCCGGTAAATATTGCAGCTAAATCCTGCGACACAACATCCTGATCTATGTTATACAGAGATGCCATATCAGCAGTTAATTTTGTTAAATTCAAAGACACATCAGCCATGGAATCAGACAAACCAATATAGCCATCTGTCTGCTTATTCAAAAACTCATTAGCTTTCTTTATCAAACTACTGTCAATTCCCATGGCTGTTCCCATTGCTTGGAATCGGCTTGCCGTCTGTTTCAATGTCAGTTCTGACATACCGAACTGACGTATAGAGTCCTGTGCAAAGTCATTGACTTTTTTTGACATGTCACCAAAAGTAACATCAACAACGTTCTGAACCTCTGTTAATGCGGATGATATGTCGATTGCATTTTTTATTCCTCTTATCGCTCCGTACAGACCAAGATAAATCCCCATAGAGGACAAAATCTGTCTTGTGAATGACTTGAGTCCGATCAATGCTTTTCCTGTGGATGTCTTAAATCCAAGGAAAGAACCGGAAAGATTACTGATGCTGTTATTTAATCCAGTAATCGCACCGCCAGATCTGTTTGAAAGATTTCCAAGTGCCTGTGTCATTTGTAAAATATTTGCGCTTACATTTGGTGCTTTTGAGAGTGTCTCAAACAGATATTTAAGGTTGTCAGCAAGCAAAGGTATATTTGTTACTGCACGTCCGCTTGCAACGCTTCCAAGCCTTGATATGGCTGTTACAAGGTTGCTCATATTGGTCATATCAAAATTCAATGCACCTATCTTGTTCATCTGGCGTACAAAGTTTTGTAACTGCGCAGATAAAGCCGGCAGATTCTTTGTCGCCTGTGTAGATGCCTTGCCACCAATTTTTGACAGTGCCGACACCATGCTTGTGAGTCCGCTTGTATCAACAGCTTTAACACTTGCTATTCCAGATGCAAGATCTCTCACAGCAGAAGATATTCCGTGGATAGAATTTGCATCAACACCAGAAAATTTATTGAGTGCCCGCACCATTGATGTGATTTCCGAAGATTTACCACCTTTGAACCCGGTAGCTGCATCGGAAATGCTTCTGATTCCGCTTGCAATATTTGAAAGTTTTGCAGTGTCAAACGATATGCTTTCCCGGAGCCTATTCATGCTGTTTACAAGGCTTTCTATGGAATTACTTGCTTTTGCAGAGTCAGCTTTGATTTTTATTTGTAATTCATCAATGTCTGCCATATATGCACCAACTTTCTATGCAAAATAAAAAGACGGTAGGCTGTGACACCTTACCGTCCTTGATCTACTCTTTTAATTTTTCTCTTGTAACCGGTCCGCATTTCTTATCTACTGTAATTCCGACTTTTTTCTGGAATGTTCCAATACCGGTCGCCGTATCATTTCCAAGAATACCGTCCACATTACTGTTTCCCTTTTTATCTTTTTCATCCAGGCATCCGTGATAAATAAGCTCCGTCTGAAGCCATCTCACATCATCCCCTCTCATGCAAGGGAATTTTTTCTTTAAAATCCTTGCAGGTTCCGGGTATGGGTTTAAATGATCTTTTACATTTTTTCTAGGGTTTCCGCTTGTCACAATCGCTGTATGACCTTTTGTTTTTGTGACAAGAACATCTCCATTGTAAAGAACCATTCCTGCCGCATAACCTCCAATGTCATCAAACATGCCACTAGAAAGAAGTACAGATTTTTCATTTGCTGTGGTGAAATTTCCAACATCTTTTCCAGTTGCATGAATAATGCATGCACGTACCGTTGTGCCGCAATCTGCTTCTGTTTTTACTTTTGAATTAATACCATATTTGACAATTCCAAGCCGGTGTCCCTGACAGTAGCCAATATTATCATTATTGCACGCTGTAATCATTGATTCTGCCAGTTTATCCGCCATATCTTTTGTTTTTGGTCTTAACACATACCATCCTTTTTTATGAACATAAAAGTTTTGCATACTTACTTCTGTTCCGGTCTGATCTCCCGGTCTCCCACCGGTCAATTTCCCATTTTCATCATGTCTTGCAGATCCAATTCTCATATTTATACCTCCAAGTTCTTTTCTGGTTTTGGGTGGCTCAACTCATAGTTTGACTGCATGACTTTAAGTTTTGCCACAAATAGCTCTCTCTGTTTCTTTATTTCTTCTTCCGTCATTTCTGAATCATCTTTCCCTTGTTGCTCATTGATTGGTTTTTTAATATACTTTGATTTTGCTTTTCGTCCGGCAAGGCAATGTTCTACTGCCACCGATACCGCAGACAATCCGTATGTTCCAAACCACATCCACATCTCATTGTCTCTTTGCTTTTTATCTAAGTTGTAAGCATCCGCATAAGGCTGTAAATCAGCCGGGCAGGACGTGTCTATGTCACGCACGGTAAATCCATACCCTTTTGTAACTAAAAGCCAGAATGGGCGGATTTCCGCACAATATGTTCCCCATGTAAGTTCTCTCTGTTCTTCTACTTTTTCCTCGGAGTTTTCTTCTCCGCTTCTTTCTGATCTGCTTTGAGCAGTTTTGATAAAAAACCGTTTTCAAGCAGCTCCGCTAAAAGTGCATTGTAAAGTACCTGAACATCTGCATCTTCTCCGTCAAAGTAATCATCCAGCATGGCATATACTTTTCCAAGCTGCTGTTCCTTTTCTCCCTCATTGTCCGGATTGTATCCAAGTTCCTCTTTGTGAAACTTCTGCGCGCCTACAAGGATTAACTCTGGAAGAAATAAAAGGATTTCGTCAACCGCTTCGATATCTTCCATCTGGTCTAATTTTGCTACTTTCTTGATAATTCCGCTTTTCACGGTTGCTTCATATCCAAACTTGATCTGTAATTCTTTCTCGCCAAATTTTAATTTTGTCATTTTCTTTCCCTTTCTCCCTCTCATATAGGGAAAGGGCAGTCCGAAGACCGCCCTGTTCTTTTAAATTGTTTCTTCAAGCTCTGGCTCGGTTGTCTGGTTATCGTCAGCCGATCCAACCGAACTATTCGACTGACGTGTTATTCCCCCGGTGTAAAAGCTACAGCGGTGTCCATGCCCTTGTATTCTTCAATGGTAAGATTCATTTCAACCGTCAAAAGTTCGTTCTGACCAATCTCCGGCTGTGGAATCTGCTCTGGCGGCTGAGCCACAACAAAAAACGCGTCGGTAAATCCCGGGATAATAGTTTCAAACCACATTCTTTTCCCGCCGGAAAGCGCCTTATACGCCGTGATAAGTGCTTCCCACTCTTCCTTTGTGGCATCCGTAAGGTTTACCGTGATAGGGAAAGAGCCACCGGTATCTGCGCGACCCTTTACATATCTGGTAATAGCATCTTCTAATGCAGATGCGTCAATCTGTTCCGGCTCAATGTTAATACCGCCGATTGCGTTAATTCTTGTAAGCTGTTTAAACGATGTAGGCTTTGTTCCGGCTGTGGTTTCTGTTCCATAGCCAAACGTAATGCCTAACGTAGACAATCCTGCTTCTGCCATTTTTACCTCTCTTTCTACCGCCAAATAATGCGGTTATCGGGCGCATCTTTTTGCACCCGGTGCATAAAAAATAGAGCCTTTCGGCTCTTTTACATCAATCTGTCGTTGGCTCCGATTATCCGCCGGAACCTTGCAACGCTTCTAAATTTTTTCTCACTGTCATTTTTAAACTCCGGCATTGCTGTGATTTGAAATCGCATCTGTTTAAAGGCATCAGCTAAAATAGCCATAATCCCTTTTGCATCGCTCTGCTTTGTGTTTGTAATGACGTCAACCTGTATTGTTTCCTGCACCGCATTTACGGATGTGCCCTCTAAATCTGCCCCACGTTCAAGCCCCGGCATCTCGTGAATGTAAATGGTCGGGAAAACAGGGTCTTTATCAAGGTTCTTTTCAACCGTTGTAAATGCAGTGTCAAAATTCATGCTTTTGTATTTTTTCTTGAGTTTTGGTTTGGCTATCGTTGCAACATTGGAGAAAATGTTTATTTCAAGGTCAAATACCCACTGGTTTCCTGCCATTATCCAAACACCTCCTTCGCTGTCTGTGTAACAATCTGCCGCAACTCATTTGCGGTCAGATACATGAATGGTCGGCTTGGCATTCCCTCTGTAAACCACCAATCGCCATTGTCGTCCTGATAAAACCATCCATATCTTCCATCTGAAATCTGATGGATAGTTTTTCCACTTGCATACTGCCACGAAACGCCATCCGGCAGTTTCCCTGGATAAGGATTTTGCTGTCCTACGGTTCCTGTTCCAAATTCAACAAACATTGCATGGTCCGTCCCGGCAACTACCGCCCATATCCCGCCTCCTTTGGTACTTCCCTTGTATTCTGAATGAATACTGGAAATCAATTCTGATGTGAATATTGCGTCAAGGTCAGCAATTTGTACTCTGGCAATCTCTACGCCCTTTTCCGCGAGTTTTTCTGCCAATAGCTGGCATTTATATGTCAAGCTGTTTTTATAGGCTCTAAGCTCTCGTATGGCGTTCTGAATAGACTTTTCAGACAGGCTCATTGTGATTACTTTCTTCCCCATGCCACACCTACTTCACATTTTTTTGTAACAAGAACAAATCAACCGTCAATCCCTCGTCTGCGACACCTTTTACGATGTAATCAGCCGAATTTTCGTCAACGATTGTATTCTCTTCATCTTTGTACTTTACGTCTGATCGTTTCCATACCAAAGATCCGACGCTCAATGGAAGCTTTCCTTTGTCTTCTACGATCTGAACAAAATTTGTAGAGTTATCTACGCCAAATTCTTTTATAAGTGCTTCGCTCAACTTATTGCTGATCGAAGAATAAAAAACCACAGGCTTTTCATAACCTGTGGTATACTCTCCGGTTGTCTTCGGTATCTTGTTCCCGTCATCATCAAGGTAATAAATTACATTACCATCAGAATCCGTGTACGAAGAATATTCGATGTTACCATCATCATCCGTCACATATACCGGCACCTTGCCGCTTTGCTGCGAATAACTCATTTTTTGCTTATTGATCTCAAGCATTTCACTTCACATCCTTGCCGAACCGTTTCCACAGCTCAGAAAGCTTTTCCCATCCATACATTGCGACAAACGCAACAATAAATCCTGCAATAATAGCTGCCAAGATCATATACCATAAAATTGATGTCTGGATGTACTGCATGTATGCCACAAACGCAGCGACCGTGATTCCGATAGAAAGAACAAATACCAAAATGTCCGTTGGAATCTTAGAAAATACGCCTACACCTTTGATTACCTGTGTTACCACAGACACAACAAATGCCAGCGCACCAATGATTGCCAGAATAATTGTCATATTTGCAATTACAGACTGTATAATATCCATGATTAAACCTCCTTTTCATCATTAAGACGGGTTTCTATCCCGTCAATTCTGTGATGCGCCGATTTCACACTTTCTTCAACCTTTATAATTCTGTTGTCGTGAGAATTTATTTCTTTTCTCATCTCCGAAACTTCATTCTTGATCTCGGTTGTGTTGTTTGAAATGGCATCCAACTTCATGTTAATGCGTGTGTTCTCCCGCACGCGCTCTTCAAGATCCGTGTTGTCTGTCCTTTTGTTGCTCTTCAAGCCCATAAAGACGGAAAAACCAAGCGACAGCACGCTTATAATGATTGCTGTTGATATTTCAATCGTCAAATCATATACCGCCTTTCATTTTTATGGCACACCGCCCACCACCGCTCAATGTGTGCCGCCTGCTACGTTTTGTCGACGTCGACAAAACGTAACGCACAATCTTCTAAAAAACTGATAATTGCTTTGCAAAAAACAGATTCCTTTTCTACTCATGGCAGATAGGTCACAAAGATTTTACAAACGGGAATACCCCTACGAACAAGCTTTCCCTGTCTTTCCAGCTACGGCTTACGCCGTTTTCTGAATAACTTGCCATATATGCTTCTCCTGCCTGTGAATGGTCGTACACGGATAAATTGACGATTACATCCTCAAACTGTTTCAAGTCTTCGGATATTTTTTCATCCGTGTAGCTTTTCGGGTAATTCCGCTTGCTTACCACTTCATTTCTTGCCTGCTTGATAAGCTGTTCAATGTAAGGATTATCTTCTTTCTGGTCGAACACGACAACATCAGAAGTTACACCATCTTCATCCGTAACGGTTTCAATATGAAATTGTTTCAGTCTGATTTTGACCTGCTCTAATGTTGTATATTCGTCCATTCTTCCCTACCTATAATCCGAACTGCTCGATCAAAATGCGTTTCAGTTCCGCTCCACTGATTTCTTCTGCACCCTCGATCCCATGTTCAGCGGCAAGTGCCTGTAAATCAGCAGTGCTCATTCTGTTAATCTCTGTCTTGGTGTACTCGCCAGAAGATTTCTCTCCCGGAACAATGTCCGGGATTTCATCTCCTGCTTTATACCATCTTCCATTGCGCTTTACTGTATATTCAGCAATCATACCGCACCTCCTACGCAACTTTCATGACAACAACGCTGTCCATGCCCTCAAAAGTAGGCAATCCGATCATTGACACAATGCAATGCGTGTTGATCGGATGATTTGTTGCGTATGTATATACCGAAATGCCGGTTTCTACAATAGAAAGGTTTCCGTCTGTTAAACTTCCGCTTCTCTCTTCCGGTGTCTTTCCAAAGACATAATCTCCAAGGTACACGCCGGATGACTGCGCTGAAATAACTCCTGTAGGAATAAAATATTTGGTAGCACCGTCTGCAGGGTCGATGTAAAGTTTGTCGTAAACTTCAATCTCGATGCCGTATCCTCTAAGATACTCTGTAACCTGCCCCTGCTGTAAGCGAATACCGCCATTGTAAGCAATAATTCCAAGCACCTGTTTCTTTGTGTCCTCCGCCTTAAGGACCATTTCCCATGTTTCTGTATTCATGCTAAAGCGTGCAAGGGAATATCCTGTTTCCTTTGCAAACTCACGTTTAATCTCGATAAGGTCGTCAAGTGGCGTTGCTGTTTCTGGTGCAGACCATTTATCAGTATCGCTTCCGGAAATATCCTTGTAATGATCTCTCTTGTGCGCCACTCCATTGTCCGAAGTATAATCAACATAGAAGCTCTTGCCACCAATTGTTACCTGTACTCTTGGAATACCATCAGATGGTGCTAATAACTGCCAAATCTGGCGTTCCGGCACTACTCTTGCGCCCTCAATCAGCATCATCGGTTTTTTGCTGATTTCTCTAAGCACCTGGTTTGCCATGTTGGAATTTTCTGCCGACTGGTAATTTGCATACTCCTGCTCTTCACGCTCTGTTACCATGTAAGATTCACGGTAGAAAGGCATCTCGTTCTGAATATCCGAAAATCCACCGACATCTCTTAACTCTGCCTGCGCATCAAAATTGGATGCCTTTAAGGATACCGGAAGACCGTTTTTCCCTTTGATAAATCTAAGTTCAAGGCTGTCCTGTTTTCTGGTTCCAAATTTCTGTCTACCTAAGTAAGGTGCAGAACCAAGCGTTTTTTTATAATTATTCCACATAACCCCAAGACTTCTTGCGGTAAATGCTTCTGCTAATGGTAATGCCATTCTCTAATACCTCCATTTTTTAATCAAAAAAAGTAACACGCGGTGTTGCTGCTTTTGCAGTTGCTTCCACGGTCACTCCGTTCGCTGTTACCTTTGCGCTGTCAATAGAACCCTGATATACATAAGTTCCAGGCGCATCTCCCATTGTTACGTCAACATCTTCCAGAAGATACCCTTTGCAAGATTCGTCATTGCTTGGGAACGGTGTCCCTGCCTTTGCAATCTTCTTTCCGTTTGCATCGGCACTTGACACCATTGTCTGCGGAACGATACACGCCGCACCCTCATAAGGAAAGAATTTTAAAATTCCTTTACTCTGTGTAAAGTCTCTTTCAATCGGTTTTCCCATAATTTACCTCCTATAAAACATAATGGTCTTTGGCTTCTGCACTTTCTGCAGGTTTGCCAAAACTGATTTTTTCTGCGTTCTCTACGTCCGCAGTTTTTTTATTTTCTCCACCTGCAGTACCGCCGCCCGGATTTTCAGAATTATTTGCAATCTCCTGTTCCTTTGCCTGCGCTGCCGCGGTTTCCTTTTCGGCTGTAATCTTTCCAAGAGCGTCATAATCAAGGCTTCCATTATCCTTGACAACGGATTTTGCCTGCTCTGCATTGATTTTTAACTTTTCCATCAATGCTTCGCGCTGATCTCTGATGGCGTTTTTTTTCTGCATATCTGCGATCTGCTGATTTGCTGTCTCTAACGCCTTGTTTGCTTTTTCAAGTTCCGTGAGGTTTCCTGCTTCCATTTCATCCAGCTTTTTCTGCAACTCATCTGCGCTGTCTGCCTTTGCCTTAAGCTCTGCTGCTTTTGCCTGTTCTCTCTGTACGGCACTGCCGTAATCAGCAATGATTTTTTCAACATTTTCCTCACTGATACCCATTGCAATTAACTCTTCTCTTTTCATTGATTACCTCCGATATGTCTTTACGAATTTTTGCGGTGCAACGACACCGAATGACACTGTTGATTTTTACGCTCACAACTTTGCGAATTTTTATAAAATAAAAACAGCCACCGATTACTCGGTAGCTGTCTTATTTTGCTGTTTATTTAATTGGTTTACAATTTCCTGTGCTTTTTGTTCCTGCTCTTCTGCATTATCAATTGTTTTCCACAACGCATCTATATATGGCTTAGACAAGAGGAATGTCTTTTCAGCATCTCCCCAAAGCCCCACCGTTTTAATGGCAATAAGAGGATGTATGCCGCACTCTAAAAGCTGATATAGTGTTTGCGACTTTGTATACATATTGTCTTGCGGGCTATGATTGATTTGCACATCAAAATCCCTCATTGACAATTTCAAATCATTGTCCTTAACGCGTATTACATTTAAGACAACTTTTGCAAGTCTCTTCTCTGCCGATTTCACAATTGGGTCTTTTAATTTTGCTCTTGTCTTTGAAAAATCCCATCCAGCCCTTAATGATACTGCTCCTTGTGTATCTCCTCCAGAGTTTTGGGACTCTCTGTTTGGTATTGCTAATATTGCCAAGGCATTGTCCCACAAATCATCTTTTGCCACCTGACACTGGCTCTGATTTAGTTCCTGCGTCATAATCTCAACATCGGCTTTGTTATCCTTGTTATTGGACTTTACCGTCAAAGCATGGCTCATTTTCATCTCTTCAAACGTTTTTTGGTCGATTTCACAGTTCACAAACTTAACCCAGTACTGAACAAACTGCTCAATTCCATCCATTCTGTTTGACTGCATATTGTTTATGGCATCCAAAATACCTATGACAAGCTCAATATCAGAAATTCTCTCATGATTATTTGGAAACTCAACAATAGGTATACTTCCAAATGCATGCAATTTCCATTCAGAAACTACTCCGTTTTGAAGTTTACATGAATAGTTGTCCGTATAGCACAGTTTGTACCATCTTCCATCTTCGTCTTTAAGCTCCTGCACCGCAACCACCGGTTCTTCCGTGCTCCGATTATAAATAACACACGTATTCATTGGAGTAGGCGCAACAATTTGAAATGGTATTTCTCCATTTGCAAATCTTACCGCCTTAAAAGATGTTCCGGTTGCTGACTGCCACTCTCCTGCTTTAATGTCTTTTTCCTGTTTATTCGCATCCACAAGATAGTCATTCAGCGCATCCACTGCCCGATTAATTTCATCATCATCTTTTCGACTGATAAACTGTATTGGCTCGCCATATGTCTGTCCTACTTTGAACTGAACAATCTCATACGCATGATTTTCTACTATTTTGTTTGTAATATCAGCATTTTGTACCTTTAATCGGTATAAAATCGGCTGATCTCCTTTGTAATACCGCCATAGGTATTCTATGATGGTTTTGTTGTAATAATAATTTCCGATGCAGTCTCCAACCACCTTGACAATATTGTCTTTTGTGATAGTTTCAACATCAGTATATAAAATTTTTCGCCCATAACATCCCTTAACAAGGTCTTGGAGAGATTTATTATTCATAATTGGCTCCTAAATAAACGTCATCCCACTGGATGTTGACCGGATTGTAAGAGATTTTAATTTCGTCTTTCCATTCTCCGGATAAAAAACAACTTTCTTGTGGCATTTCCTACATTCCACAGAAATGTTCATTGTTGAACGCCCATCGTGTGTGGCAACTTTTCTTCCGCAACGCGGGCAATATATTGTTTTTGGTGTATATACCATAAAATCCTCTTTTCTTTTCAAAAGAAAAAGCACCGGAGATTTCTCTTCGATGCTCTTTCAATGGGGGATGGTAAAGTGTTCAACTATTTGTTGACTTCTTCGATTATAACTATATCAGAAAAAAACCGGACATATCGGACAACTTTACTCTTTCATAAATCTATCGAACGCTTTTCTCACGCTGTCTTCTGTGTTATTGCCTCCTATTTGGTCGGCAACCTTATTCCAAGATTGATTTTCTAAAAATCTAAGGTTAATTATTCTTCTAATTCTGCTATCTTTTATATTTGCAATAAACTCTTCTACTTCATTTGTTTTTTCAAGAAGTTCGTTTTCCAAAATTTCGAGGGTGGTTTTTCTGGAATATAACAAGGTTTTTTTGTGCCTATATTCTGGCAATGGTATTCCTTCTATTTTAAAATGTTGGTTTCCACCATTTCCGCCAGAAACGCTATCAATAACCGTTCCTTCCTGTTCAATTTTTTCTATGTATTTTTCAAGCTTTTCAATTTTATTCCTTACTTCTTTTACTTCTTCTCTTAAATCTAAGTATTGATTTAAAATATCTTTGTTTACCATATCAATACCTCCTAAACGGATTTACTGCCGCTTCTACTTTGGCTACGTTATTTCCATTTGTCACTCTAAGCGCAAAGTTTGAAAATACATCCGGCACATCATCCAACTGCTTTTTACCGGACACTGAATATCTCTTGAGAAGAGACATCATTACTCCATATGGATCATTTGGCTTATATAATGATGGGTCTTTAAATATAACGTGCTGCAATATCCAGTTTGAGCACTGAAAAATCCTTGCTTCCTTATTTGTCTCCGTCGGTGTATCTGTGATATTGCATATCCATCCTTTGGCTTCCACTCGCTTGTTTACTTCCATTGCGACACGGTCTCCGCCGGCGTTTCTCTCAAATTCACATTCCTGCACTTTGTTGTTTGTCAAAACATTTGCTGCATTTTCATACTGCATCTCATAATCTGCCGTGTTATCGCAAACACAATCTACACAGTAGTAATCCTCTCCGTATTTTTGCAATACCGGCAAAACAAAGTAATCCGTTCCTTTTCCCTTTGTATCGCATTGACCGGTTACAATTTCTGGTTCTCCATGTGGCAAATTAAGATACCGACGTATTTTATCTTCCGGAAATAGCAATCCCTCTCGCTCAATCGGTTCCTGTTTGTAAAGGCATCTATATGATATGTCGTCCATCAATAATTGTTGATCTTCAAAAAACTCTTTTGTAAAACCGGAAAACTCATATTCAAAATTGCTTTCTCCTGTAACTGGGTCTACATCTGGTACCGCAATAACCTTTACTCTCGGATTGCCCTCGTACATATTTTGGATGCGCCCTATAACGTCGTGTACGCTCCATCTTGTGGCAATATGTATTTCCTTGCAGTTCTTACCGTCCGTGTCCTGTATCTTTCTCTGGCGGGCATCTACGGCATATTTATCCCATAATTTATCAAGGATAATAGGATTCATTGCTTCTTCGATACCGCCTATCATATCGTCAACCAGTAAAAACTTAGAAGCCCTTACTTTACCTGCATTCTTACTACCAACAGACGTACATTGTACGGATGGAAACGATTTGTACTTCCCGACATTAAACTGCTCCATCTTTGCATTTGTGCTTGTCACTGAAAGATCCGGAAAAATTTCATTCCATGTATACTCTTCCGCGTTTGTAACGATATCGTACACGCCGTCGTAATACATTCTGGTAATATCTCCGCTGTGCGAATAAAAAAGACTGAAATCTCTCGGAAACCATCCGGCAACAAGTGCGTGAAACATTTTTTCTACCGTTGTTTTTCCTGCTCCCGGAACAAGGGATACGCACAGGATGTCATATTTATCATCAATCATGCCTTGTAAAGCCTGTGTAAGCCCTATTTTGAGAAATTGATTTCTTCTTGGCATATAAAACCGTTCTTTAGGCTCTCTTTTATTTTCCAAATACTGGAAAGCACTATCCACAACTTTGTTTTGCGCTTCCAAAAGCAAAATCCCGTAATATTTGTCCAGAATTTCATAAGATATCTTGTTTTGGAATGAATATTTCTCTAAATCCCATGGTGTGCCACCTGTAGATTGAAAGATAAACTGCTCCGTCAGTTCTTTCGATCTGGCAGAAACCTTTAATCCATACTCAACATCCTTTTCCGTCAGAATGGCTACCCTTGCCGCTTCTGCCATGGCATCCATAACCTGTTCATCAATGCCATGCACCTGTATGTAATTTTCATATCCATTTACTGTGGAAATTAGGCTTGAACTTGCCAAAAGAAAAGCACCTCCGCAAAAGCAGAAGTGCCTTAAGACCTCTGCCAATAATTTTTGTTGGTTAGCGACTAACTCCATTTGTTAGCCGGTAATATCATCTAATCAATATCCGCAATACTTTCTACAAAGCAGTTATAATAGAGATTTCTGATATTTTCACAATATCTCCCTAAATTCTTGCAACTACGTGTTCTTTTGCAATTTCTTCTTTTTCCGGGTCGTAAATAACCGAACCGTTTTTATCAGTCTTATACTTATCAAATTCACAAGAAATTTTTATGTATGGGTATCTCAATGGCGTGCAGTCAGCATGGAAATCAATATTATACACTCCCTTTTGCCATTTTCCGTTAGCATAAATCTTTGTGTAACCGCCTTTTCTAGTTTTGATTATGATTTTTGAACGTGTTTTCTTCATTTCCAATGCACCTTGAACCCTTTCGCCGTATAATTACCAACTGCCTGTTTCAGCTCTTCCTTGCTTTTATATTCCTCTCGAAGCATGATTGCTACCTTGTTCTTCTCAATGGCGTATATGCCGCAGGTAACCGCTTTGCTCGCCGTATCAAGAACTGCTTTGTACTGTTTGCTGTTCATCTCGTATGTGCTGTTATTGATATTTACAATCATTTTTCATAAACCTTTCAAAATCTTCCATGCATTTATAGCACAAGTCGTATGTGACATTTAAAATACCATTTTTTGTAATCGAATTTCCGCACAATATTTCTTTTTTAATTTCTGCACCACACCTGTCGCAAGTGTGCCATTCTTTGCTATGCTTCATCGTGAATATCCTCCCAAACTCTGCAAAATTCCTTGAATGTTTTCTTGTCCATCAGCGAAGCTATTTCATGCAAGTTTACAATGTTAATTTCTACATCTTGCTCATATTGCACATCGGCAATAAGGTTTATATTGACCATTGGAAGGCTTCCAGCATAATGTTCTATTTTATACGAACTGCATAAGCACTGTTCGCCATCAACTGTAACTTTAGCACATGCCTGGTGTCCTTCTATTGGTTCTACTTTGAATTTATGTATATTACTCATTCTTCCACCAACTTTCTGCCGCAGATAGGGCAAAATGCAATATCAAAGTATCCTTTCGCCATACAGTAGTTTGAATAAATCACAATCCCTGGGACTTTGTCCCCTGTATTCATCATAATTTGCGCATTTGTCAAATTCGTTTCATTTGCACACTTCTGAATGGGAATATTAGCGCCGAATATTCTGTTATTATCGTAATTCTTGCAAAATTTACACATTTCAATTACTTCCTCATAAACCTAGGTTCACAATCTTCCAAAGTTGTTACTTCTATCATTTCCGGTTCATGTCTGCAAATCCTTCCGTTTGAATCAATATATGGTTCCATTTCTATCTTCGTACGGAAACCATATGGAGTTTTGCAATAAGGGCACGCTTTCTTGTCACTTTCAATTGGTGCGCCACAATTTGCACAATTTAAAACCATATTTATACCTCAATCAAAGTATCAATCAGTTCTTCCAGTTCTTTTTCTGTCTTTTCTTTTGGAGTTTTTCTAAATCTTGTGGAAACATATTCCAAAATGGCTTTTATCTTCAAACATTCTCCTGGACAAGGAATATAATCATTTGGTCTCGCAGTTTCTTTGCAGATATACTCTGCATTTTCCATGCCAAGACAGGATAAACGACCGGAATATATGGGTAATGCACTGCATTTGAATAATTCAGCCTTAATCACTAAATGTTCTTTGTCGTATTCAAAATTCTTATCATGTGCCTTTAATTTTTCTTTGATTTCATCAAGAAACTCAACGCATTGCTTTGTTGAATAGCCAACATAAACAAATTCAAAATACATACTCACACCCCATTTTGCGTAAAAAATACCAACCATCGAATAGCGGCACAAGGAATCGAACCTTGTCATACCAGACCATGCCAACCGCTTTCAAATCTGCAATTTCTATTCACGGAAGGGTTTTATGTTACCAATGATACCGCTTACCATCCATACATCTTCCATCGACCTGAACTATTGCAGTAGTGCCAGACTAAGTGAAGATAAGGAATTGATGTGGCGTGGATTTGCACCACGCAGGAGTGTACAATCTGGTCATCTATGTTGTCGGTTTCAACCAATTCTCTACGACAATTCCGTTTACCTATTCCGTCACACATCAACACCCAATTTTGTTCGGGCAAACGCAGTGTGTAGGATTCGAACCTACAAGGCGAATAAACGCCCGACCGGATAGCAACCGGCTCCAATTCCATTATGGGAACACTGCATCTTGATGGTGCGATTTCTTAAACAACCCATCCATTACAACTGTCTACCACGCACCTGCCAAACAGTGTTTTTAGGGAGTTGAGTGAAATAGGGAAGAGAGGAATCGAACCTCTATTGTTTACCACTTGGAAACTGATTTACAGTCAGCCGCAACACCGCCAATCGTTGCCGCTTCCCCAAAATGCGCGGACACCTCACTCCATATCTCTGTACGCGACCGCGCTACGCATACAGTATCAGATCAGCTCGGCACCATCGGAACGGAAGGATTCGAACCTTCAATCCGGCTCTCGTTGTTGTTTTCCGTGTACACGCCACTTTTACCAATTAAGCTACGTTCCGAAACCGCCATCAGACGGTTAGCAATAATGTTTATCGTGCCATGCGTTGCACTAGGCATACAAAATGCCGATTACAGCCAAACCATAGAGCGCATGCAAGCAAACAGCATAATTTGACCGCTTAGACAGGCAAGGATTCGAACCTTGCATTATCGGCTTCAGAAAAGGTGTGGTTGCTGACTACGGATGATCGCCCGTCTGCCACTTGGCAACACTCTTACCGATAGGTTTCTTTACCTGCAATACCCATTCTGCCACTGCCTAACTATATGGGGGAATTATATCTTTGACAGCTCAGGCACCGTGGGATAGGCACCCGAACTATCAATAGGAATCCGCCTGTATTGCTCGTCAGCAAATTACGGGACAACCATCATCCAACACCAAGCGGTCTTCCGCCTTGCCGTACTTCGCGGCAAACGCCACCGGACGGTCTCGCACCGTCCTTAACAGAAACGTCCTAGTGGCGAAAGGATGTGTCATGAAAAACACCAAGAAGGAGAATTTACGGAATGGATCGTTAAACCCATTCCTCCATCGGAACGGCAGGAATTGAACCTGCGACCGCTCGGATATAAGCCGAGTGCTCTGCCAACTGAACTACGTTCCGCTACGGCATATTAAAATGCCGCAATGTAGGATTTTTATCTTGTAAGCAACTCTTACAAGTTGCCAGTAATTTAAAATTTTGTTTAGCTATACTGGATGCTCCGATTTCTCACTCTGGTGCTCTGCGTCGCTATCCAGATTGAGTAAATCTCCGGTGCTGTCCGGTTCCTTTGATTTTGTTATATGTATTCTTTCCTCTGCACAAATGATAGGCAGCTGAAAGCAAATACCAAATATTGGACTATAAAACATTCTGTTACCTCCACATCAGAAACATGTTCAGCAACAGTAACATCACAAGTACCCATAATGCAATTGCTGTTTCTTTGTCTTTGGATTCTCTGCCAGATACAAATAGTATCAGCATAAAAATAACATCCAGCGTCGATATAATCGTTTTAATAATTACCATGGTTGTTTTCCTCTCACAAGTTTCTTTAGCAGGATTCGAACCTGCGAATACTGGAATCAAAATCCAGTGCCTTACCTCTTGGCGATAGCGCTATATTAACACTACTTTTCCGGCATGTAATAGACCATGTTATCAAATACAGTTATTCCCATACAAGGATCATTCATCTCAACGCATCTGATCGATATGTTTTTAGATACTGCAAACATTTCGGCCACCTGTTGTTTATCCATGTTTGTGCTAATAACTTGAAAAGCCGAAAATGCCTTGTGCATATCAGAGAATACTTCTTTTTCTCTACCTAAATTTGCATACGTCCCAATGGTAAACGTTTTTCCATCAACCATAGCAGTTATCATTCCATGATTTGCTGTGAATACCGCTCGGTCAAAATCAAGCGAAACGTCTTTGCTTTGTGATACTACTCTCATACTTTTCCATCCAATCTCTTTTTGTTTTTGAGGATATTTAAAGGACTTAGTAGTGCTGATTTTCTCAACCTATCAAACCCCCTCCCCCTCCATGCCGAATCATGCTTTGAACATTGATAAATTGTTTGAATTGTTCGTACAATTCTCTGTTTGTGTTCTAACTATTCGTTAAACCTAAGTTTCTTAAACTGTTTAAACGAAAGTATGCGGCTCAAGGTGCTTAAACACTGGGCTTTAAATTGTTTGAATTGTCTATCACGATTTCACCATTATCTGGGCTTGAATTGTCAAAGTTGTCCGGCAATCTCGCACAATTCCCGCCTCCCAGTTTGGGGAGCTCCGAAGCTGTCAATGCTCTTGCTCTGGCTCCCTGGTCTCTTACGCCGGGCATATTAAAGCCGCAATACTTGTTGAGTGACGGCATGTAACACATGGGATTGTTTTTCCCGGAGATCTGTAAACCTACAAGACTTTCTTCCCGCATTTGGTCAATCTTTTTGCAAATGTCGGAGCCTGATGAGCCTAGCTGCACGCCATTAACCCACCCATTTAACGTATCTCTATGTATTCCGGTAAAGAATGTAAACCCAACAATATTCACTACTTTCTCGTAGTCATTACACAGGTCTATATATATATCTAATACCTCGTTAACCTTATCTGTATCATAGGCATTATTAATATTATTATCATCCTTTAGGTACTTTGGATTAACTTTAAATACATTCTCATAGACATATTTACAGCAGTTATACCATCTGTTCTGTGATATTTTGCATAAATCCTCTATATTCCTCTCTTCCATCCAGAGATTTATATACATGTCAATGTCATCTTTAAAAACATCAACTGTATTATTTACTTCCTGCATTTCAACTGCTGACATGTTATATATCTCCTCTCTCCAGTACTGGAATACTTAAAATAAAAAATGCAACTGATACAATCAGATCATGATGATCTCGACTGTACCGGCTGCATGAAGTCCGTTTCTTTCGGGACCTCGACGGATCAGCTCCGCCCGTTGCCCGAATGCGTTTTTAATTTAATAAAACAATATCATTCTATCATTTTCTTGTCAAGATATATTTTAAAATTAAATTTTAAGCCTGTATATTATATATTATTTATATAAATATACTGCTTTGTTTATAATATATAT